GATGGAGTAGGCAGAGGCAATCTCAGACAGCGATTCTGATGTAAGCTTCAAGGCACTTGAATAACTCTTCACACTGCCGTTCAAGCCGCCACCACCGCCCGTGGTAGATGCTCCTGCTCCGTATGCCGTGATACCGCCTGTGGCATAGAAGTTAGCCGCTTCCTTTCCGGCAGCGTCCTTGGATAGTCGAAGGGCATTGTTGGCACTATCATACGATAGATAGATTCCACCAATTTTCAAGCTGCCTTCGGTTGTCACGTTACCCGATACGTCAAGATGAGTGAAAGGCTTCTGTGGGTCGATAGATAATACGTTTGCCAGCTTTGTTGTGTCGGTCGTTCCGCTCTTCCATACAGGTGCGAAGAGAGCAAGCTGTACACCAACATTATTCTTGTTGATAATGAAAGATGTCGGGTCTGCGTGCAAAATACCGTCTGCGTCCCACCAAAGGTTGCCGTTTGCGAAATAGCCAGTTCCGTCAAAGCGTAGGAGGGACTTGGCAGCAATTTTCTTCTCTTCCTCTGTTGTCGTGGAGGCTTGCTTGTCGATAGCCTTTCCACCTAACCAAAAGGCGATGCCATTCTCCTTCGTGTCCGCTCCATTGATACCTGCGGTAACATTTCCCTTATCGTTACGTAAGGCTATCAATGTAGAGAGGATAAGACCACCCTTGACTACTGTGTCTCCATCAACAAGAGCAGCCTTGATGTATTCAAGACCTGCCATATTGGTAATGAGCTTAGTATTGAGACCATCAAACAGATTAGACGTGATATAGTTGTTCGCCACACCCAGCTTGTCGTAGAAAGCCTTATAAGCATTCGTGAAGTTGGTATACTTCTGAGCCGCAGCCGCCTTGATGGTAGCCTTTCCATTTGAATCAGAAGCGTTGTATCTGCTTACGATGTCAGAAAGATAGGTAATGAGTTCATTTTTTGCGCTATCGAGTGTAGCCTTAGTTGAAACCAAATCCGTTTTATAGGTCGTTTCTTTACCATCCTTATCCAACAAGAACTTAGAGCCAACAACATTATTATACGACTCAACGGCTGCATTATAATCGTCCTCCAAACGCTTGCTATCCTGGGCAATAGCCGCAATCTCCGAGCTATCCAAGTAGCCATCAGAGGTAAAAACATCGAAAGCCTTCTTATTGTTAGATACGGTCGTTCCGAGGGTAATCAAATTAGTTTGCGTGTTCTTAATCTCTGCTTGCGCCTTCTCAGCAGCTTTCTTTGCTTCCTCTGCCTTCGTGTCATCGGTATACTTGCTAGCCAATTTCCAATCGGCAATATCAAACTCTTCACCTTCTGCCTTGGAGGTGGAACACTTCAAGATTTCATTCTTGTAGGTACTTCCATCGCTAGGATAGGTGGCATTGACCCACATATCGTTCACATCGTATGGTGGAACTGGCTGAGAGCCGAAGATACGTCTCTTTGATTTTGCATCTTTGAGTGCTTGTCTTGAATCTTCGAGTGCCTTGGTCAGCTCCGTATCTTTGATGATAATCCAATTATAGGTAGAGCCTTCCTTGGCAAAGCGGTATGCCTTGCCCGTCTTGTTGTCATAGTAGAGGTCTCCCAAGTGGGTTTTCTTATCCTTGTCGGTAGTCCACCCAATGGCAGGTGCGTTGGATAGGGTAGGAACACCGTCATAGAACCAAGTCTCAATAGCTCCGTCTATCTGGTTTTGAAGGTCGGTAATCGTCTCCGATTTCTTGATAATGGTCTCAACGGCATTCTTATCCAAGCTCTTCTCGGTGATGTACTTATCCAAGGTCTTTCCATCGTAGGTGGACTTAATATCCAAGTCTCCCTTGATGGTTACTTTCTTCTTGTCGCTATCATACTTGACGTAGGAATCACCCTCGTAATTATTGGCACTAGTAGGTCGGTCTCCGAAGTACATATCTCCGTAGACGTGGAAGAAAGCCTTGTTCGTGGAATGGTTCACGCCATAGTTCACATACTCCTTGTTATTAAATGTGTAGCCGTCAACTCCGTGATAGAGCGTTATGCAAGGGGAATAGGTGTCAACGGCAGAGAATACCAAGCAACTTTGCCTTGTGATGTCCGTTCTATTACCGCACTGATTCAGAATGTCATCAACCATAGGCTCATCGCTGGCTGCGTCCTTGTCGATGTCCGATAAATCCACATAATGATATTTCTTGCCATCTATCTCCACTGCCTCGGAAGACACACCGATGACTAGCCTCCAATAGTAATGGTTGCCTACGTTATGATACTTTCCTGCCGTAAGATTGAAGCTCTTGCTCCTTGCTTGGTCTCCAACCTTCCATTTATTCTCCACCTTTGAGCCATCTTGCTCACCAAGGAAGTAGCATCTGTAAGCCTTCTGACTAACACCATCATAGGTAATATTCACCTCCTCAACCTTCAATATTCGGTTACTGCCTACTGGGGTGATGAACAATTCACCACCCAATGTGTCTGTATGCAATATTTCCAAGGTCTCGAAGATTGCTTTCATTCGGACTTGTAGATAATCTGTGGTTAGATGGGTGTTATCTAGTTCGTCAAGAGTCCAATCCCCGTTCGCCCCGACCTTCATTCCCTTCAAGAACTTCTGGAGCTTCTGAAAGGTGATAGTACCGTTAGCAATATCATCGAACTGCTTAGATATAAAATTATCACTTCCGTACTTCGCAATGAGTTTTCTTAGCTGGGAAACGGAATATCCACCTCCGTTACCGCTACTTCCTCCGCTCGCAATAATTGTCTGTACGTCTTCTTTGAGCTGCGTAATAGTACCCTTAATTACTTGATTGCCTATTGTAATCGACTGAATAAAGTCGTAATCAATATTAGTCGATAGCTTCAACACTCTTGTCGCAAGCTCATATCCGTGTCCGTCCTTATACGTTATACTCTGACCGATTTGTAGTTGAGGGTTATCTTCCAAGAATACATCAGAATATGATTTAACCTCATAGTTATTCAAATCAGAGAGTAATTGCACAATCTCCTCCTTTGCTTTCTCTAACAATCTATTTTGAGCATCCTCGTAATAGATAGTATCAGCCATTGCAATATTATAGAGTACCGTAATATTACACTTCAAAGAAGGCAATCTCTCTCCACGAGGAATAAGCATTTCTTCTTTGTTTGTTGGTATGATAACCTCATTATCCTCTTGATAAATAATTTCGTAATCACCAGCTAAAACAGAGAAATTATCCTTGCTAACATCGTCTGACGTGTGCGAGGATGATGCTTCTTTATGATAAGTAAGCTCAAAACCTACATAATCGCCGTTAGTGCCACGACCTGCAAGTGGAGTAGAAAGCGCACCCGTATTAAAGTTTGCTTCAAACGAGCAACCGATATTCTTTCCTTTGATAAGCAAATTATCGGTAACCTCAAAGTCATACCAATAATGAGTGACGCCATCATCAACTGTTGTATTGATAATTGTCTTTCCTTCTACTTTTCCTGTAGTAGGATAAGCCAATTTCATATACCATACTGTAAAGGTCTTGTATTCCTTAACTGAGCCATCAGCATTATAAGAAATAGGTATTTTCTTATTATTATCATCAAGCACATACTTAACTCGCCCACGTACATTATATACATAGGTATTGAGCGAAGGATAAATCTGAGAAAAATCAAGCACCTTCGTAAAGAGAGGTTCTTTCGTTTTATCCGCTCTAAGGTCAAGGGTAGAATACTTATCAATAGAGTAAGAGCGTTCCTTTCCGTCTATTAATATTGTACCATTGCCCTCATCTAATTGCAGACGAATATCGCCAGATGAAACATTCTCACCTTTGCTGTTTACTTGCGTAATATTTCTTGTACCGCCGAAGATAGAGAAAGCGTTATAGTAGCCTTCTTTGCTATTAGTGATATTTGGAACACCTACATTCTTTCCAACCTCCAGAACAACAGGAATTGCGCCGACTAAGACCTTACCGATGTAGATAATTTCGTCATCATAGTCAATATGCCATTCGCAGTTATCTCCGATAGCATTTGTAATTGCTGTAAGTGCAGAAATAAAATCGTTATCGCTGAATGATACATTGACTGTATTTGCCGTTACATTTGAAAAGATAACTTTCCATCCGCATTCGCCAAACATCAAATCCTTATTAAGGAAATCTGCAATCTTACCGCTAAGAACGGATGTTGTACCTACGAAAGACCATACATTTTGCTTTACCTCTACATTCTGTGAATTACGAGTATAGATAAAGAATGGGGTCTTCGATAGAATCATCTTCGGATGCTGGAATTGAGGAGTGTACTTCCAAGAGCATTCATCTGATTGAGTAGGCTCATACGATTCCAAGAGAAGGAACTTCCTAGTAACCTCTCTTACTTTATCAATCTTATATGTATAATTGATATACGCACCAAATGGCAGAATAACCTTCTCAGCAGCAGAGAAAGACAGAGAAATGTAATCTGACTTAGATATTTCCTGTTCTCTCTTCGCTGCTGATGTTACTTCTGCTTGCATCAACAATTTATCGTTAATATCATATATCTTAATCATAACTTAATTCTATCATTCGGGTTATACTCCGTTAATTTGAGTACAAATTTACCTCTTTTTAGACCATAATCACCAAACTGCGAGCATTGCGTGTAAACAAGTTTGAAAACCCTCTTTAGGCGAGGAACTTTCAAGCAAAACTCACCCGAATAAGCTATCTTATCAAGGAAAGCCTCATACTTCTGTAAGTAATCTTCTTCTGAACTACCTTCAAGGAAGAAAGAGATACTTACATCACGCTTATCTTTTTTGGCATACTTCGATGTGGCGATAACCGATTGTCCATGTTCCAATCGACTATCGTTAGTTACATAGCTTTTTACTGGTGCTGGGGTCAGCAGAGCTTCTCGCCAACCCCTTACCAATGTAATACCGAAAGTATCAAGGTCAATGTAAGCAGTATCCGCTTCATCGACCAATTTAATAAAAGCATCATTCTTCATAACTTAATACTTATCCTTCATTAATTTATACATACTTGCGATGTCCTCACGTATCAATATAATAGGTGCAGTATTCTTATTGATTGCTTCCAACTGCTCCAACCCCTGATACTGAATATCTCGCATTTCTGAGATATTATTATATATCTGCGCAGCATAGATGCGCAAAGAAGATACATCTATAGCGATAGCCTTACGAACCTCATTGCCTTGCTCTTGTGCAATCTGTACCGCATAACCGATGCCGATAAGGCTGCTTACTTGGTCTGCGGTGATAGCCTCAATACCCTTGCCCGTTGCCGTCTGCTGAGATTGCGCCTCTTTATACCCTGTTATTGCAGCAATATTATCTCTTATCTTCAAACCTTCATCAACGATGTTATCATACTCTTTTTTAAGTATATCCAAATCGTCATTAGAGAGCTGTCCTTGCTTCATCTTATCTGCCCATTTTTCATAAAGGGTTTTAAGTCTCTTATTAGCAAGGTCATCAACGGCAAAGTTAAGCATTGACTTATTGAGCATCGTTGTAAAATTATTTGCGAAATCTTGCGCCGATTTACTCATATCCATAAGATTGCTAATAAAGTTATCCTTTAACGAATCGAAGGTTGTCTGCGTAAGATTCTGATTGATTTTATCAGTCAGCTCTTCAAGCTTCTCGGCAAGGTCGGTATAATTCTCCCAATATTCGGTTTTATCATATTTACCTTGGTCGGTCATATTCTTCCATACATCTTGGTTGTATGTGCGAATATCCTTCATCTGCTCTGGAGTGAGCTTATAAATATCCTCCAAAGAACTTACCTTGTTTATCGTAGAATTAATATAGCCTCCTCTGACCGCTGACTGTTGTGCTAACGTGCGATTGATAGCCGCATAGTCCTGTGCTGACAGATTCCAATAATAAGCGTTAGAGTGGTGCGAGCCGTGGTAACCCATCTGTGATTGAAGAATTTCCATACTCTGCTTATTGATTTGCTTCTGTGCATCATAGGCTTTTTGATAATTGCTGACGGCACTCATTCCCGAGGTCTTATCAATCGAACTCTTCAACTGCTCAATAGAGTATTGCAATCGCTCGTTGGATTCTGTAAGGCGATTTGTAGTCTCCGCAACCTCCTTCGCATTACTTCCATTGCCGATACCAAGAGCACTACCAAGCGATTTGATAGCCCCTACGCCGTTAATAGCTGCCCCGATATAGTTGCCCGTAGCAAAGTCTGATGCCGCTTGCGAACCCTTATTGAAGGCATCTGCACCACTTTTAAGCTTCTTTCCAAGGTCTGAATCACCGAAACCGAGAACATCAATCAATTCACTTGCTTCTTGTAGCTTTTTAGCAACGTTACCGATGCTTTCTGCCCATTCATTAGCAATCTCCTTAATTGACTTTCTTGCCTTATCTTGTGATATATTTGCATCCTCTTGTGCCTTCTTTACGTCCTTTGTTGCCTTTCCGACTTTTACCTCAGAAACAGCGAGCTCATCAAAGAGTTTCTTTAATTTTTCAAGCTGTTCATTACTGAGATTCATCTTATTCTCATTAAAGAGTGCGCTCTTGTTCTGAGAGGTTATCTTATTTGTGCTTACAGATACACCCGTTTCAGCAAAGACTTTTTGTATAGCAATCCTCGTAGAGGACTGTCGTTCCTGTGCATTATATTGCTCAACTGTAGCTTTTCTTAATCGCTCTTGTGCGTCAGCAGCCTCTTGCAAGAGACGATTATATTCACGCACCTTCTCGTTAGACCATCCCCACTTATCGGTCTGCTCTGAAATTGCATCATCAATCTTACCAATCTGTTCTGATACAACCTTCATATCATCAATATCAAGAGTACCCGAACCGAGAAGGTCTTTGAGCTTTTTTCTTAGGTCTTCGAGATAAGATTTGCTCAATCTCCCCATATCAGAGAAAACAGAATCCCAGTTAATAGAATCCTTGAAATCATTAAAGTTGAGCTTCTTTAGCTGCTCTTCAAGGTCAGTTTTCAACTTTGCTTCCTCGAAAAGATTACCTTTTGCCCTTGCTTCTTTGATTTTCTCATTATACTCCTCAACGATGGCGAGCTTCTGTTGTTCGAGGTTACCATACTCCTTCAGGTATTCACGATATGATTTTAATTCATCAGCATAAATCTCATTATTGTATGATTCTACAGTCTTCTGTTCAATGATGGTGTACTGCTCGGTAATCTTCTGAATATTCTTTGAATCAAGATGTTTCTTATCATCCCAAGTCTCAGCCTTACCACCCTTTGCCTTGATAACAGATTGCTGTGCGTCAAATTCAGCTTTCTGTCGGTCACGCTCTGCCTTGATAGCTGCATTCTTTCGTTCTTCAATCTGCTCAATTTCTTTGGATAGCTCTCTTTTGCGCTCGGCAATAACCTTCTCTTCGCCTTCTTTCATCGCCTTAATCTTTGCATCGGTTACCTCCTGTTCCAAAGATTGCCAAGCTTTTGCTCTCTCATAAGCATTCTTATAGATAACATCATCAAGCTTCCCCTCTGCTGAATTAATCTGCTTCTGTTGAGTAGCATCTTTCTTAACATCCGATTTTGCTTTATTCGCTAGAGAACGTTTTGCTGCTTCCTCTTGTCTGATAAGCATTCTCTGTTCACTATTCTGTTGAACTTGCGTTCTAAGAACCTGCATTCTAAGCTCACGCTCAGCGGCAATATTCTCCAAAGATTGAGTATGTAATTTAGCTTGCTTCTCATGTAACTCAACGAGCTGTTGCTGCTGCTTTATCTGAAAATCGTATTTCTGCTTAACAAGAGCCTTTGCCTCCTCAATGGCAGCGATTTTCTCCTTTCCTTGTAAGGTATATATTTTATTTCTTACCTCGGCAATTTTTCCATCAAGTTTGAGCTGAGTTTCCTTATTCTTATTGATAGCGATTTGCGTTTCTTGAATCTTACCTGCAAGGGAAGCCGCTTGCTCTGCCTTTGTAAGTATTCCATTGAATGCCGCTCCTAACTTCTTTGATAAATCTTCATTGGTAAAAGCATCATAAGCGGTCTTAACTGCGCCTATTGCACCTGACACACTCGTTTTAAATGCATCAATAACAGTTTCGCCAGCACCCTTAATTCCATCCCAAGTCTTTTTAAGACCAGCAGTAAAGGTGTCCCAATCCATATTTAATACACCTTTTATGGTCGTTCCAAGACCACCAATAAGGTTCACCGCAGCTTTTACGGCGGTTTTGAACGTCTTCACGAAATTGTTTCCGAAATCACGAAGAGGAGCGTTTGGCTTAGTGAAGCACTTGTACAAGTATTCTCCGAAGATAATCACAATATCAGTGATAGACTTAGCAAGAGAACCAAAGTATGCCATCAGCTTTGTATAGACTTTCTGACCCTCTGCGGATTTAGTCATCCAGGTATGCACCGCCTTGAAAGCAAGAGCAATTGCAGCAATTACCGCACCTACTGGTGTTGCGCACATTCCCCACAGAGCTTTTGTTACAGATTTAATTGCCGTAAGAGAACCCGTTACGGGAATACCAAGAGCCTTGAAAGCTTCGCCGACCTTACCAATCTCACCTTGCAACTTACCATTGGCAGTCATTACATTGATGATTCCGTCCTTAAAGTTATTTAGTCCAGACTTTGCTTGTGCGAACTCCTCACTAAAACGCTGACCGATGGAAGAACCGCTTACTTTTGCTTTCAGCTCATCAATAGGTTGAGTTATTTTGTCTTTTATGCTCTGTCCGAAATCGGAAATCTTCTGCCAGCAATCAGAAATCTGATTGCGCAATCTACCAATAAAAGTCTCTTCGTTCTTCTCACGGATAGCCTCTTGCAATACAGATATATTATTCTTTGTCTTTTCAATCTCAGACTGTAGTTTCTGTAAGTCTTCTTTCTGCTTTTCTCCAAGCGGCTTTCCATCCATCTTAGAAGCTTCTGCTTCTAAATCTTGCAATTTCTGCTTACTCTCATCAATCTTAGAAGTCAGTTCTGATAATGATGTGTCCTCAACATTGATTTTAACAGTTGATGTTGCATCAGACTGAACGATGGTTGAACCGCCCTGAATCTTATTCGCAGCTTCGAGAAGAGCATTGTATTGCTGAAGGTCTGCATTAAGTCGCTGCTGTTCTGTTTGCCAATCATTGATTTTTAATTGAAGGGCATCAATATTTTCCTGTGCTTTCTCTATAAGCCTATTGTAGTAGTTAGCACCATTTCCTGTTTCGTTATCCGCAGCAGAAAGATTGTTCATAGCATTCTTATAGCTCTCAATCTTTGATTTCTGCACTTCTATTTTCTTCGTTGCTTCCTCGATATTTTTAGCAAAATCAGTTGCATCAAGCTTATTTTGAATATCTTCAATAGCCTTCTCATACAACTTCATATCTGCTTTCAGCTCCTTTGTGCTCTCGGATTGCATTCGTTCAATCTCAGCACGACCCGAAGCAACGGAAATATATTGCTGCAAAGCTTCTGTCAGATGTCTAGTTGCCTCTACGTTCTGATTTTCCGCTTCGGCATTCTGTGTTGCCGCCTCGGCATTTGCTACGTGAGCTGCTGCTTCTGCTGATGTGGCGGTTGCTGCCGTTGTAGCCGTAGCCCCTACAGCAATATTCGTTGCGGATTGAACACCATTTGCGCTTGTGCTTGCAACGGAGAAAGCACTTAATGCTTGGTACGCACCATTTACCTGAGAGATAGAGTTTCTTACACCATCATAAGATTCAACAAGGTCTTTTACATCACCTTTCGCCAATTCCAAAGAATGCTTTTGAGCATCAATTTGCTTGGTAAGCGAACCGAATGCCTCTGAGCCTTTTTCAGTCTTAGCTAACTGCTCGTTAAGTTTACCGATAGTACCTTCAATGGTTTCAACTCGTTTATTGGCGGTATCAATCATTTCAGGTACTAACTGAATCCCCTTCGTAGCTTCATCCATAGCAGATTTAAGAACCTGCATAGCCTTGGTGGTCTTTGTCGCAAGGTCTTCATCGGATTGCGCCACATCGTTAAGTGCCTTATTCATTCTCTGAGATAAGGCTTCTGTATCAACGCCGACACGGTTCAAACCATCACAAAGCTTATCAAGTGATGCTTGAATATCGGAAATATCCATCTGTCCGCTGATTCCAAGTATTTCATCTGCTGCTGCCATATTGTTTGCTTATTAATGTGATTATTACATCAAGCCCATAAAGAAATCATTAGCAGAGATTGGCTCATCTATCTTATGATACTCTTTTTGCGGCTTCTTTTTCTGTCTGCTGCCTTTTCTCGGTTCATCTTTGGTATTTGTATTAAAGGACGGAATCGAGCGGTTAAGCAGAATAATATTAAGGTATGAGCGATTAAATACGACCTCCTCGTAACTCATACGAAAGTACTTCATTACTTGTCCGATTGTTGCCCATGGGGAGTCGTTTTCGGCTCCGTCATTATCTTCGTCTGAGTCAGGAAAATTATAGAGGTTAAGAAAAAATTTGCATTAAACGAACCGCTGATAAACTTCACAAGCTCATTGAATGCCATAATATCAAGGTGCTTGCGTATATATCGCCCCCATAACTTGCGTGCCCACTTCTTACGAAAGGCACACACTATAAAAATCTCACTCATTAAACGAGCTGTCTCAGAGTGCTCAAACAAAAGAGGGATTATATTAACTTTATCGCCTTCCTTCCATGTAGGTTCTTTGATAGAGCTACCGAATACACCCATTTCGTAAATCTGCATAAAAGTAAGCGGCTTCACTCTAAAGCGAAACTTACCAACCTTAATCTTTACAGATGCCTCGGCAAGCGTCTTTGCTACCTTTTCCTTATCTGATGTTTTCATATCAAAATATGTTTTATAATATAAAAAAGCGGTGCGGCTTGGGAAAGTTCCCTTACCTCACCGCCTTTTGAAGTTTAATTTTAAATCATATAAAAGATAAAAACTTTACTTACTTTTAATAGCCGCAGCACTAATATCTTTTGTGAGAATATTACGATGACCGCTCTTCTTGTCACCCTTTGAATCGAATACCGCCATCTGACGGAACTCAATGTTAAGATTAGGAAGTCCACTCTTACCGATAGAACCACTGCGAGTGATTGTAAGTTTCATCTTAGACCACTGGAAGGTACGAGAAGGAATATCATCCAAATCTTTTGTCACAATCTGAACTGCCTTATAAATCTCGGTTTCTTGTGGAAGCTCATTCAACCAAGCATCCTTACCACCAGTACCCTCATCCTTTGTATAACCAAGAAGCTTCGTGAAGTTGTCTTCTGAGAAATCGTATGTCTGCAAGGTGAAGCCCTTTGTTGCGGCTGATGTGGTCAGCACTGCGTAAGGGTCTTCTGAATCCTCAACCTCTACATCCGATGTCTGTGCTGCCTGGTCATTAAAACTCAAACTACCAGAAACGACAGCCTTAATTTTGTCGCTCCATGTGGTTGGGTAGCCACCATTTTCGACACAATCGGCAAAACTGAAGCTTTCCAAGCCATATACACCATTCTTTGCCATAGTTTTATTCTTTTAAATTATTATACGTTACATTAAATTTCATATTGACGTAATAAGTGTTATCACTATCACGAGTTGGACGAGATATAGAGTAGAAATTGAAGTAGCAGCCACCAAGGTAAGTACCGTCACCAAACAAAGAAAGAATCTTCTCCGAGTAATCAGAGAGTTTCTTTATGTTAGGTAAGTTAGATGAGGTCTTAGGGCAATGAATATTCAAATTCACTACACCCTCATTAATAGCATCACTATACACAAAGGGAAGATGATTGATGGCGATATAATCACCAATAGCCAACTTCTCGGGTATCTCATACTTAAAGATACGCTTTTCCTCTATGCCTATGCTCTCAACATTATCATTGAGATACTTAAATAATGCCGTTACCGCTTTATCTCCGAGTATCATATCTAACTATCGCTTTTAATCATTTCAGCTACTTCTTCAAAAATCTTCTTCATTTCGTCACGAAGGAAATACTTAGTAAGATGTAAGACATTGTAACCTTTATCCTCTACATACTTGCCGTAGTTCATGCCAGCCACAATGACGAGAGAGTACCCTTTGGGTGCTACTACACCTTCTTTCTGTGCATACTCACCGAGTACAGCACTTACGCCTTCTTGTCCTCCTTCCGCTTCTTCTGCCTTTGGAATCTTACCAACTGCCGAGGTAACGAGTTGTCCGTCAAGGTAGAGAGCGAATGAAATTGAGTTCTTTAAATTTGCAGTTCGGTCTTGATAACCTTTGTTTTCTTTAGAGTAGGTGACCGCTTCTTCGGCAAGTTGCATCAAACGCATATTGAGGTAACTGATAATCTGCTGCCTCTTTTCGTTCAACCTTTTCTGTAAGGCTTCACGACCTTTGATTTTTAATTCAACCTTTGCCATATTGCCGCCTATTAGAGCCAAATTCTAAGATAGCGTTTCTTTAAGGTTACGAAGCCTTTAACCTCCATTTCCTTATCAATCGTGCCATCTTTCTTGGTTATCCAAACCTTTTCGCCTTCCTTCGGTATGAGAGGGTATTTTGCTTTTGAGAGAGGAGCATAGATTTCGTGCGAATACACGTACTGCTGCCCGTCTGTCAGAGTGATAATCTTCGCCTGCGAATTAGGCAAAATAACGCACTTTCCAAAGGTTTGCCATTCTCCTTCGGGCTGTTCGATAGGATTTCCGTCCTCATCAAAGCCATCTTGTGGAGCACCTTTTACATTAAGTATATCTTCAAAGTTCATACGCTATCTATTTGATTACCATACCTTCACACTCTGAACCCAATAATCATCAGAAGTACTATCAATAACAAGGTCAGCATCCAATCCAGCATCCTTCGCAATAGATTTAATCATTTTATCAATGAGATTCTTGTCGTTCTTGTAACTCTGAGAGATACCGCCAACATTCTCACTTGATAATGGATTCATCTTGTAGAGGATACGCATAGCCGCATAGGCTACGGGTTTCTTTACCGCTACAGAGTATTCATCAGCCACGGATGCCGTGATGCTAAACTTATCAGTAGCATCAATAAACATCTTCTCCAAGGTCTCATCTGAGGTAGAGAAAGGCTGAATCTCGCTTGCTATGGCTTCTGAAATTGTCATGCTAATCTTGTTATCTTATGAAGTTTCACTTATTAAATCAATATATCCATAACTGAGGGTCAGTGCATTAAGCACCAACCTTCAAGATAAAGAAGTCTTCGATACCATCGAATACTGGTTGCATCCACATTTCGTTGGTAAGGTGATAACCATTCTTATCTCTCCAATAACCGATAAGGTTGTTATCGTATGTAGAGTAAGATACGTTAGGTACAGGGTCGATTTTCTCCAAGCTCTCTGCGCACTTAGGCACAGCTACCTTGTCGGCGCACATCGCAACAACTCGGTTGTCTGGGATAAGGTTGTAAACAGTCTTATCAGGCAGCTCAACGAACTTATCCTCATCAATCTGAATTGTTGGCAAGAGAACAGAGCGCAAGTAGATATTCATCTGCTCAACGCTAATCATGGGTGCAGTAGGATTAACCGTAATCTGACCGAGGTTCAAGCGGAAGGTGTCCTTAATCTCCTTTGCTTTACACATTGCGAAGAATGTGTTTTCTGACATACGAAGACGCAGAATCTTACGACCCTTCTTGCGAGCTTCATTCTTCAAGTTTCTAATATCAGCAATAGGAGTTGCATTCTCCTCACCCCAATTTGTGGTAGCAGAGAGCTGCTTAACACCCAAATCAAAGGTGTAAGATACGTTAGCCTTAGAATTATTGGTACGTGATACTGTCTGAGTACCCTTGAACAATCCCTCGAAGTACAACATATCAATACGCTTGTGAGGAGAGATAACCGCCAACTCGAAAGGCTTGAATGAGTACTTGATAAGCTCATCGTACTTAGCATCGAGTTGTGACTGTGTATAACTGCCACGTCCCTCCATATCATTGTACTTACCCTCCAAGAGGTGCATCTGGTCGAGGTAGTCGTTATCAAGCTCCCACTCATCGGCGATACGACCGATAGAGCCAGTAAGCTGACCCCAATCAGGCATGGTATGCAATGGACGCTCTGCGTTCTTAGCGACAACAGAACCGACCATAGCAGCAGCATAGGTAGCCATATTTGCCTGATATACCTTTGCAGCACAATACTCAACAGGCTTCAACTCGTTTTTCCACTCAGCCTTGTAGGTGGAAGTCTTCATGTATTCGTCAATGTAGGCTTGAAAAGACTTTGGGTCTTGCAAATCTTTCAAAATACTATTCATAATCTATAATCTCCACTTTTAAAGGTTACTGAATCTTAAACAAAGCGATACCAACAGCATTGATACCCAACTTAATATCCTCATTGATAGGATAAGGGAGTGAATCTTCCTCTACCTCCATTACCTGTAAGGTAGGAGTAGCTGCGATAGAAGACTCTTGGTCTCTTACATCGAGAGTATCGTATGAGAAGCCAAGAAGTACATCCTTAGTCTTATCATAATCTGATACAATCGCATCTTTAGCAACCGCATTATCAAGTGCTGATACAGTCAATGTATCTACACCATCAGTAGTAGCAATAGCTGAAATGGTTGCACCAGCAATCTTATCTCCAACCTGGAACAAAGAACCGCTAGCAATCTTCAATGTTGTAGCAGCCTTATCTGCTTTCTCTACAGCCTTTGCAGTCTTTACAACCTGTGCCTTACCACCATTTACAAGTCTGAGAACTGTACCCTTCGCAACAAACTTTAAAGTAGCTGGAAGGTTGGTGCGGTCGAGGTCATAACCACCCTGTCGGCGAAGGCACTGCTCTTCAAGCCAAAGTGCTTCCTTGATATCCTCTGGCTTGGTTCTATGCAAAAAATAGCCTCTGTTTGACATAATTTTCTTCTTTTTAAGAGTTTAACATAATTCTTTGAAATGCCTTACTCCTTTGGAGCGTTACGCTCTGAGAAGCCTTGCATTCTCTTAAGGAATTCATTTCTCTCGTCTTCAGGAGAAGTCGCCTTAGGAGCTTCAACGAAACTGCCGCTTGCAACAAGCGACTGCTTCAATGCAGTCCAATCATCAGCACATTGCTGTGCGAGAGTTTCAAGGTTCTCCTCCTTGTCGAGCTGATAACGTGAACGGAACTGCTCTGGGATATCCTTCAATTTTTCGCTCTTACCGAAAAGGTCATCAAGACGTGCTCTTTCTTCCTTTTCCTTGTATGGAGCAATGGCGGCGGCTACAGCTTCGCTAACTGCTTTCTGGGTACTCTTGGTAGCCTCGGCAATCATCTGCTGAACCTGCTCTTGCGTAAGCCCTGTTGGAGGTACTGGAGGGGTAGGAGGAACTGGTGGAGTAGGCTTATGGTTAGGGTCGTTAGGGTCAATCCATCCATCGAATTTCTTCGTTGTCTCGCTGACCGCACGATTGAATGATGATTGCATCATACCAACATAAGGTTCAACTGCCGTGATAGCACTCGTTACATCCTCGTCCTTTGACTCATCTGTTAGACCACGACTTGCAACAATCAGGTCAACCAGCTTTGAAAGTTCATCCTTCTTCAAACCATACTTTGCAAATGATGTTTTGGCAGAAGCAAGCACTTTTTCTTTTATTGTCATAGTAATTCTGTTTTAAACGTTAATAAATAAATAATTTTCGATTGCAAAATTACTATTTCTATTAGTAAAATAATAATAAATAATAGAAGCTGTGTAAACAAATGCTATTTTTGGCGATTTTCTTGCGGTCTAAGCGGCTTTCTTTTAGTTTATGTATAGTTATTAAGAAACAAAAATAAAAGGCAAGATAGCCAATATTCTTGGTTACTTTGCCTTGCGTTGTATCAAATCTAACTTTGCCTTAACCTTCTTCGGATTCCTAGCATCGTGATTACTCAATCTTACCACATGATACCCGAACCGCCATATACCCGAAGAGCGGTTAGCATCCTTGCGCTTTTGGTCTTTAGTAAAATGGTAGCCACCATCGAGTTCTACTATAGTTTTTATCTCTGGCAGATATATATCAGCGAAGTATAGCTTTCTGCCCGTGACTATCGGCTGCTGTGGTATCACCTTATATCCTAACTGAGTGCAGATTTTCGCCGCAGCCTTCTCCGCATCGGTTGTATGTGAAAGGAGGTCGCAGCGAATTTGTCTGATTAAAGCCTTCGAGTATTTCATTTGCTCTTCTTTATCATATCAATCTCATCCTGTAGATAGAAGATAGCTTTGCTCAAATCCTGCACTCTCTGTTCTCGCTCTGAAAGGTTCATTTCCTTCTTTCCTTTGCGTAAAAGATACTTTACTGCCGAGCCGCAGTTAAAATCAATGTGTCGGCAAATATCAATCGGCTCTATGCCGCAGAGTTCCTTTAGCCAAGCGTAATGGTTAGGGTGATTAACCATTTCTTCCTTTTCCTCTGTGACAATAGTACCATTTTTTGTAATCTCTTCAAACTGAATAGGGATATTCTTTCTATATGCAAAATTGTATTCGTCTGGTATAATATTGCATTCTACAATAGCTCTACCTACCTTGATAACTTTCAATCTGAGAGGGCAAATATTGGCTAGCGAATATCTTTCTTCTCCGATGTTATAAACGTAAACTTCTAGTCTATCATTTACATGGACTACCATACTAGGCTCTATTGGTAAGGTAAATACCAACCCTTCACGTATCTTCATTGATTCTATCATAATTCTTACTTTTTAAAAAGTTTATCAACTGCTAATTCCTGTAATTACGGATGCATACATCTTACAACCCTTGCTTCTGTATTATTTTTCTTCTGATACCTACAAAGATTGCATTCAATAGCACCGACTTTATTTAGAGCGTGCGTATATCGATCACATTCACCGAAAGGGCAATCTGTTGCATATTCAATACCGCCGTGAATAAACTCACGTACCTCATACTTAATTGCCGTATTCGGCTTCTTTTCTTTCTTTTGGTATAACATATTATCTTATCTCAATTTTGATTTTATAAATCGACTTCTGCTTCAAGTTTTCCGTGCCATCAAGCAAAAGATGAGCAATGATGTCATCTACGGATTCGCTGATAGCTCTCTTCGTATATTCGTGATAACTGCCGTCTTCTTTTTCTTGATAGACGTTTACAGAGCCAGAGCTATTATCTGTGACAATAACCCCATTATCGGCGAACTCTAGCTTAAAATTAAGTTTTTCCATATAATTATTTTTTTTGTTCCATGAAATGTTTTTGTTGTATTAACATCATTCTTGTAATCAGATTCTGCATCTTTTCAATAATGAACTTCGGGGTTTCCGAAGTTCTGATAAAGAAAGGATGCTTTCCTCTCTTATGCTTATTGAAGAATAACGTATCATCTTCACCCTCTATCTTTACAGCAATCATGTACTGACCGATGAAGAGGTGAGCACTTCCCTCTTTTCTCTTTCGAGGTGTAGTGTACTTGATGCCGTTCTCGTCTAAGAAAGACATCAGCTTCTTTAATTTCGTTTCATTTTTCATCTTGCATATCTCCTATAGTTTAGTTATCGCTTAACATTTTCTCAACTTCATCATCGTATTCGTTTCTCTTGCACCAAGTAGTTAGGTCAAAGATTACTTCCGCATCCTTTCTAAAGCTTTTGTATAAGCTCAGATATTTTTTCCTTGTTTGTGCGTTAGCTTTTCTCGCCTCATTGAAAAAGGCAAAGTAATTTTTAAAGTACTCCGAATGTATTGTGATAACATCGGCATTCTCGCATTTTTGCATCATAAACAGCGTTGCTTCTACGATAACGACTGCCTTTGAAGCGCAATAGATGTGATTCATTTCATTTGCTACAACTTCTCCGTTCCTTATAATGATAACTGAAAATTTTCCTGTTGCGAACTTATCTTCATAATCACAACTTACGTAGCACTCATATCCAACAAGTTCTTTTGCTGGCGTGAGGTAAGTATCGAGCCAATTTTTCTTTTTCTCCATTTTGTATCTCCTGTGTTATTATATAATCGGGTGGGGGCGTATGTGCGCCCGTTAGTTAATTCTTTCTTGGGGCTGTCGCCCCTATAAGGGAATAAATTAAATTAAAGCCCTCATCCCTTATTTTATTATTTTTGATTTTACATAAACTACATTTTTGCCTCCTTTCTTCTCATACCATGACGAGATATTGATATAGCATCGTCCATCTGCATACGATAGATATTCGATTCAATGGAAAATGCACTTCTATTTTTTGCGCTTATCACTATTATAGAACCTTCAAAATCCGTAATAGCCATATTATTGGTACATACCTTTGCATCGCACCTTACTTCCTTGATTCTTGTGCGCTTATTGATGATACCCTTGTTTACAAGCTGATTTGTAACTTTGAACGCTTGGTACATCGTACCATAGATAACATCCTTGATTCTGTCATAAGATAAACCTTTGTTATCACTAAACTTCTTCCTCAACATACGACTTTCACGTTTGAGAGCCTTGCGAATAGTCTTCGCATTTCTCCCATTCGTCCCCTTATTGTGCGTATTGATTACGTCTTCTTGCATTCTAACTTGGTTCTCCATGACAATTCTTCTCAAAAGGTTTTTGAGGGCTGGAAATGTCATCTTCGTTAAATCATCCTTGCGAAGCTTATAACTATATCCATTATTTGAATGTATGCTACGTGCAATGAATCTCTTCTTTCCATTTTTCTCTTCAAAACGGAAATACCCTATCTTGCAACCATATTCAAGTAGTCTCTTTAATTTATTATTGTCAATATGCAAAAGCTTGGCGCAATGATTGTATGACACAAGATTAAGGTCTGATGAGCGGAATAAGAGCTTTATTTTAAGAAGCAAACAGAAGGCATCCAAGCGATTCTTGTCGCTCAGAGCAAACTTAGCTTCCTGTATTCCTATTCTTATTCTTTTCATCATTATATATATATTAATGTAAAAACCAAACAGATGAAAGGTGCTATCAATCATTCCGTTTGGTTTATTATATTGAACCCTTTCACTTGTGTTGATTGGGCATATATGATTCTTTTCTTAGCTTGGAAAATAGCACTTTCCTTTTACGCCGCAAAATTATAAAGAAAAAACGAGATACTCGCTTAAAATCTATTAAAAAACTAATAGTATGTATTAATAAACTAAAAATAGCTATTAGAAAATTTGGTAGTATGAGAGAAAGTTATTAATTTTGCGGTATCAAAGTTAATAAAATAGCTTTTGGTACATATAATTAATGTAGAAATTATTAATAAATTAAAAATAGGAGATACGAAAAATGAAAAAAGAACAAGACATGATGAATCCATGTAATTGGAGAACCGAAGATGTAAAAGATGCGGTACAAGCAGCAATGCTCGCCGCTAGTGGAATTATCTTAGCGTATGCTGTTATCTGGCTCGCTTACTAAAAAAGGAGGTAATATGGAGATAGTAACAACATTAGTTAAGTTCCGTTGTCGCAAGGATGAAATGATGGAGCAATCAAAGAATGCTCAGATTTTTCTCTTTGAAGGCAAAGAAGGTAAGACTAAGGTATTCGTACCTAAGTCTAAACTAATTATCAAGGATGATGCTTTAGATAGCAACTATAATCTTTGCATCATACCTAAATGGGTATTCTTTAGCACAAAGAACCTTTCGCAGAATGTTGAATTGGTAGGAGAAACGCAACACATGGAGGTTCTCAATGATATTGAAGATTAATAGTATATATAGTAATAATTATTTTGTTTAATGTATTAAAAATAGGAGATACAACAATGAACACAATGGCAATGAATTTGATGGCACAGCCAAGAGTAAATGAAGTAGCGGTTGCAAAGCAGCCAGAGTTAAAGAGTGATAATATGAATCAGTTCTTGGATTTTGAGACATCCAAGGTACAGATTCTGACAATCGACCAGCTTGAACGCACCGAGAAAGAGAATGATGTGTACGGAAAGCCTTTGAAGGGTATCTATCACTTCGACCTCATTCATCAGGTGGAAGACTTGTGCGAGAAGCACGGCTACAAGGCTGAGATTTACGACCTCTTTGCGGCGAACAACAAAGACCGCAATACTCCAGGTGTTACCCGTTTGCCTCAAAAGGAAGCTATAATGGGTGATAGAGCTGTAGAGGCTCATATCCTTCGCCGAGTATTCTGTAATATTCGCTTGCGTGACTTTGATAAGGGCGATGGTAATGATGAGATTACAACCAATATGGCGGTATCATTCCATCAGAAGGGTATTCAGTTAGGTATCGGTAGAAACGTAGTTATCTGTCACAATCAATGTATGCTTAGTGCTGAACATTACGCTGCTACCTACTCAGATATCAATAGCGGAAGAGGAGCTTTTAAGCTCGATGAGCTTCTTCAACGTGCTGATGCTTGGCTCGCTAATCTAAGAGGTATCATTGATACTAATGATGAAATAATTGAGCGTATGAAGAATCGTGAGATTAAAGCACAGGAAATGTTTACCATCATCGGTATGCTGACCTCGCTTCGTGTTGCTGCTGAAACGAAATATAAAGGCATCCGCAACCCTCAGGTCATTCCTCTCAATCAGGCACAGATTGGTCGCTTGACCGAGAAAATGATGATTGCCTACTACGAGCGCAATATTGTTACCGCTTGGGATTTGTACAATGCGGCTACAGATATGTATAAGTCAACTCAGCTCGACCAGCCAATGATTCTTTCACAGAATTTGGCAATGAGTAGCTTCATTCAGAATAAGTTGATTTAAAGATATAACTACATAAGATTGAATATAGAAAAGTCGATAACAAGAGCCATAAAGCCGCCGTGAGGTGTCGGCTCTTTCTCTTAGAAGAATTATTTTATTCAGATAAATCTTGCCGTGAGGTAAGTTTTGAGACGTTATTTTTGAAAATTTCATCTTTTTGCCCTACAGCGGTAGGGCATTTATATCCCGAGAAAAACCAATCGCACGGTGTGCGTGAGCTGTAGAATAGTGGTTCCGACTTCTTTTAGTTAGAATAGATGTATGTATTATTTTCCATGCTTTTAAAGTATATGCGAAGATACTCCGTAATAAGCAGCTCTTAATAAGCGGAGGTTGGCGAGGGTTCGATTCCCTCTCTTGGGGCTATGTTTTTTAAATATATATAATATGACAGATTTTAACGGAAAATTGAACTTGCTGAAGCTCAAAAGAGCTGGCATAATGCAAATCCAAGGTCGAACTGGAGTACTTCGTTGTTTGGTTATTCCTGTTGAAGATAATAATATCTTCGTTACCACAGATGAAAATAATCATCCGAAGGCTGCTTATATCGACCTTACTGCTTGGGAGCTAAAGAACCCTAAGTATGACGAGACCCACATGATTAAGCAGTCGCTGCCTAAGGAGGTTCGTGAGAAAATGACAGATGAGGAGAAAAAGGCGATACCTATCCTTGGTGGTTTAAAGCCTGTAATTTTTGAAAGTCAGAATGCGGCTTCTTCTTGCGCTGCCCCTATTGCACAAACGCAGAATTCGGATGATTTACCATTCTGAGCAAGAACTCTCTTAGAGAATGGTTTTAAATTAGTTTTAGATTATTAGAAATATGGAGATTAGAAATAAAGAAGATACAGAAGTATGGAAGGATATACCTGGATATAATGGAGATTATCAGGCTTCAAACTTTGGAAGAATACGAAATGTTAATTTTGGAAACCAATGGGGGAAATTCAAAAGAAAATCTCCTTTAATAATGAAGCCGAATAAATCGCACACCTACGATATGGTAACTATAAAGGGTAAGGCAAGAACTGTTCATCGTCTTGTTGCGTCTGCATTTTTTGGCGAAAACAAAACGCTTGTGGTAAATCATATTGATGGTGATAAAAGAAATAATGCGATTTATAATTTAGAGTTTTGTACAAGTAAACAGAATTCTATTCATGCTTTCAGAGTATTAGGTATAACTCCTAAAACAAAAGGCATGCACGGAAAAGATTTTTCTTCTTCAAAACCTGTTATTGCCTTCTCTAAAGATGGCAAAGATATAAAAAGATATGAAGGGGTACGTGATGCCGAGCGGTTTGGTGGATTTTGCCACGCCAGTATAATTAGAGTAATTAATAGCGGAAAAGAATATAAAGGTTATTATTTTAAATATGAGAAGTAGAGAAAGTAATTGGTTTGAGGTAGGAATCCGCTACCAAAAGACCCAAGAAGATGGTTCAGAGAAATCTGTGACCGAAAAGTATGCGATTGATGCCTTATCCTTCACGGAAGGTGAGAGCGCAATCACAGAGGAAATGGCTGCTTATATTAGCGGCGAGTTTAAGGTTAAGTCAATGCAAGAGGCTTCGTACAGAGAGGTGTTCTTTTCTGATAAGGATGATGATGATTGCTGGTACAAGGCGAAATTGCAATTCATTTCCTTTGATGATAAGTCAAATAAGGAGAAGCGTAGCAATGTGACTTATCTTGTGCAAGCAAAGTCTATGCACCGAGCAATCAGTAACATTGATGAGGTGATGGGGAAGACCATGATAGACTACGAAATCATCGGTCTCAGCAAAACCAATGTTTTTGATGTCTTCGAGCATAAGACAAAGGAGGAGAAGGAACAGAAGTCTAACGAAGAAAAGAAGGAGGAGTAAATTATGGCAAGACCTAAGAAAAATGGCGTAGAACAGCCTTTAAATTTGGATGGTAATAATATGCCTATGGAGAATGAGAACGCTCAGCAGAGCCAAGAAAATGCGGCTCAGCAGCAAAATGAGGAGCAAGTTGAAGAGAATGAGAAAGAAAATGAACTTCCTTTTGAAATAGAGGATGGAGTTCCTTCCCCTATTGACAATAATGGTTCGTTCATTATCTATGCTCCAAATGATATTGAAACTCGTAAGGGGCGAATGGAGGTGGTAACGGGCATTACTCTTAAAGAGGGTTATCGTGGATTGATTGTTCCAATTACATTTAACGCTCTTCATGGTTTGCCTACGGAGTCAGATTATCGCCTACAGCACTCCGATGTGATTTCTACGCATGTAGGGGAGAAGGAGATGGTAAGACTTGTACTCTCCATCAATGATGAAACAATGATACAAGAGCAGACGAACTTCGGTTCACGCTCTCGCTACCTTATCATTCCGAAGGGCTCTCCGCTTGCCGTTCTTTTGATTTTTAAGCTGTGAAATATATAATTGCGGATGGAGGTCTATTCTATAGTATCTCCTTCCGCTCTATCAAGTAAACTATGACAGAAGTTGAACGTAAAATGCGCAGAAGTAAATACGGCAAGACCTACTATCAAAAGCATCGTGAAGCTTGCATCGAAAGAGCCAAAGCTTGGTACAATGCTCATAAAGAGTATCGTAGGCTGTATATGCTTGCGTATAATGGTAAATAGTATTTTTATATGGATGAGTTGGATAAAATTAAAGAGTTGAATACTCAATATAAATTGCTGCGAAATAACGGAATGGTGGTAAAAGTAGACCTCGTAACCAATGTGGGAACTTATGTAGTAAAGAACCCTAACATTATTAGCAAGGTGCTTGACTTGCTTATCCGTGAATCGCAGAAGCAGATAGAAAGTGAGGTGAATACATGATAGGATTGAATGATAGACCAACAAGAGCAAAAAGGGTTGTTGTGGTTCAGTTAAAAGACAAAAAGCCTGAACCTTTCCTTACTTGCCCAGAGATTTATTTAAAGTACGATAAAGAGAAGATTGGCATCTGTCTTAATGCTCTATGGAATGCTCTTGCTAAAGATGGTTGCTACGAGAATAAGAAATGCAAAATCTCTTATCAGAGTATCGAACAATTAAAAACATTGGCATGGGAGTAGGTAATAAAGGGTGTTGTGTACTAAAATATCCTTATTCTATAGATGATGGATTATTAGCTCTGTACGCACAGGGGCTTACCATACCCGAAATTAGTAAAAAGGTAGGTATACCTTATGAAACAGTACGGCGGCGACTAAAAGGAAATGGAGTTAAACCTGCATCACCACGATTTATCGCTAAGTATGGTGAAATCCGTTATTTAGGGCGTTTCCGCTACTGGAGCGAGGAGGAGGAACAGAGATTTATTAGATTATTTCCCTTTCGTACAAATAAAGAAATTGCTAAAATCTTCTGTTGTAATATCAGAACAGTTAAGAATAAGGCTATGTCTCTTGGGTTAAGAAAAGATGCCGTATGGTTGCATGAGTATAGATTATCTTCCATGAAGATTGCTGCCATTATATCCAAATCAAGCTCTAAGAAGTTTAGGTTTAAGGAAGGGAATAAATTCGGACATAAGTTTAAGAAAGGGTTTAAGTACGATAAAGAATTTTGGGAGAAATATAGAAGAGGTGAGGTTTCTTTGCCTTGATTACATTTTCTCGAAATATAAAATGAATAAACTATGAAATTTAATAAAGAACTACCGAAGGATTTGCAAGTAAAGACAATTCTGCAAAACTTCGATAAGAAGCAAGCTGAATGCGATGCTCTCAAAAAGGAGAACGAAGAATTGAAAAAGAAGTTAGAGCAAAAGGATATTCTGTATCGTAATATGCTCAATCGCTTTAGTAATATGAGTAGTCAAACAAATATTGACTATAAGGATAGATACGAACAGCTTAAAGCTGATAAAGCCGAGAGTGGTATGAGATATAGCCGAATCCTTAACGATTTAAATAAGGCTTATGGAATGCTTGAATCCATCAATGGCATTATGAATAGCGCAAACGAAAAGATAGAAGCATTCTGCTCTGATAATATGGTTGAAAACGATATTCGTTTCAAAGTTATTGAGCCTGCAACAGATAGCACTTCCTCTTCTGTGAGCGTTAAAGAACAGAAGTTCGTTAGTTATGTCCGTGAGCTTATTGCTAACTTCAAAGAAACTGGCTCTCTTCGAGGAATCGGAATGATTGCAAGAGAGTATGGTGTTAGTTCATTGACTAAGGAGCAATTCTTTCGCTATGGATTGAATAATGAAAGTGTTACCGATGATTATATCATTGGTGTATATGATAAAGCTAAAAAACATTTGTAATATGGAAGAAACTAAGTATAATAATGATGTACCTTACGAAAGAGTAGTGCTTAGAGTGTTAGAAAACTACTCAAAGATGCAAACCAAGCTAACTCGTTACCAGAAGAAGGTCAAAGAGCAAGGTGAGTTGCTTAATAAATTAAACAACAAACACAATGATTACGAGAAGGTCGTAGCTGAGCGTGATGAGCTTCTCCAAAAGAATAAAGAACTTTCTCGGCAATTGAAGATTTACGAAGGTGTGCGCAAATACTTCAATGGTCAAGTCTCAAAATTAGAAACTGATAAATAATATATCAATATGAAGAAGATTTTATCTTGGTGCGGTTCTCATACAGAGCTGCTGTGTGCATTCTTTCTGATGGGATGCTGTCTCAGTAGTGCGGTGAAGGATGGTTGGTCTACGGCGATATTATTCTTGCCGTTTATCGTTATGTGGATATATGTCTATCGCTTAAAGAAATTTATTTGTCGTCTTATCAAAAAAGAACGAAGAGTTGAAAGAAGCCAATGAACAGCTTGAAAAGGCTTACGAGGAAAAGACTTTGGCGTTTATCAGAACTGATGATTTGAAGATGCTCTACATCTATAGGTATTTGTTGGCTCAAAATAATGTGGATTTATGTAAACGAAAGATTAATTGTACGAAGTATCTTAAAAGAAGAGAATATTATGAACGTATGATTGAATTTTTCGTTGAGGATATTAAGGCTAAAGAAATGCAATAATGAAGTACGATGAGTTTTTAAAGAAGGAGAGCCAGAAGAAAGGCAGAAGCAAACCACGGCACATTGAATCGCAGATTCAGATTCAGATGGTGAAGTGGTTTCGCTTGCAATATCCTCACTACATCATTGCCGCCATCCCTAACGGAGGACAACGAAGTGCGCTTGAAGCAAAGATTATGAAAGGTGAGGGCGTTTTGGCTGGCTTCTCCGACCTTATTATTATAGCAAGAGAAAATGTCCTATTTATTGAAGTTAAAACTAATGACGGAATTCAATCTGATTTACAAGCCAAATTTCAGTCTGATGTTGAGCGATTAGGCTTTCAGTACAGCATTTGCCGCTCCTTGGATGAGTTTATCTTAACCATCGAGAAATGGTTAAAAGATAAGTTTTCTATGTAAAAATATCCGATTTTCTTAGTTTTGTATTAATATCTATTAAAACATTAATAATAACACCGAAAAGATTTGCTGGTTTCAAAAGAAATTATTAATTTTGCGGTGTAAATAATTAATAAATAGGTTTAACAATTAAAAGATACAACAATGGAAACAAAGAAAATTGCTCGATTCAGATTTACAGCACTTGCCCATACTTTCGATAGTTGGGATGAAGTCTTAGGTTATTACGAAAGACTTGTGAAGCGAGGTAATTGTGTGGTACTTCCTACTGTTTCATTTTGGGATGGTAAGGTGAGAACCAATAAGTGGCACGCACAGGTTAAAAAGAATGGTAAAATTGAGTTTACAGAAATTGAAAAATAGGAGATACGACAATGATAACAATTATCAATAAATACACAGGCGAGGTTATCACCAAGTATTCAGGTGCTTTGGTAGGTGAATCTACAGAGGATTCTTTTATCGCCAACACAAAGGGTTCGGGTACATTCAGAGGACGTTGGAATGCTATCGTAGAGTATTTTATTCCTCTGAAAGGCTTGAATGCCACTCAATGCCTTCTTAGAAGCCAATACGCTGTGAAGGAATGTATGAAGAAGAAATAATTAACGTTTAAATATAGGAGATACAATTATGGCAGTAGCAGTTAGTACAAAAGGTGTTGAGAATCTTGTCAAGCAGATTAATGCTGCTTATGGCAAGGTGATAGTCACAGCTGAGTTACACTCAGACGGGTGGCTCATCCTCGTAGGTGAGAATCCTATTAAAAATATAGGAAATGCTAGCGAGGCAGTTCGTTACCTTGAAGGTGTGAAGCACGGCATTGAATTAATGAAAGAAGGACTTTAGTTATTAATCGGGCAGCGTAATAGCTGCCCATAAAAAAATAGGAGATACAATTATGGAAATCAAGGTAAATATACCACAAAACGATTATGTTCAACCAACCGAAGTTAGAGAGGAAGTCGTACAGGCAATCTGTAATGCCTTCTTATCTAATAGTTGTTGGGATATTTTTCATCCTTTCTCAGGTGCAAATAATGGTAGCCGACCTGCTACAAGACGTATTAGCTTGAGCAATCCACGCTTTAGTGGACATGCCAATGATAAGGATATGGTTAGAATACATGGATGTGAAATGAAAGCTGCCTTTAAGGTGTTGATAAAGGCTGGTTATCACATGTATAAAGTGTATGACTATGGCTCTTGGATGGGGTATGCATGTGATAAGAAACCTTTCCGTGAGGGTGCATCTGAGGTTCTTACGTTTAACGACTTTATTGATTAAGCTTATGTTTATAGAATTTAAGAATTTAAATGTGGCATTCGGAAAAGAGTTCCCTTTAGCTATCGTGTACCTCAATAAGTGCGATGGTGAACGTTTTTTAAGGGAGCAAGGAATAGCGAAATCTGGCTCTTTTAGCAGCTTTATTTCGCTTATTGCAATCGTTGATAACGTACCACAAAAAGCGAGCTGTAAGATTATCTTTACTAATTATCGCATTCTCAATAAAGAAGAGGAGAAAGATGTGTTAGATACTCTTAAACGAAGTAATCTTACTATCAATGATAAAGGGTTTATTTCCTTCCTTGATTATAAAAAGGTTTGCTTTGAGGTTGATGGGAATATTCTTCCTTATGATGATTTCTGTAAGTATCAGATACCTAAGAATAAGGTATTCAAACTAGTCTTTGATAATGGCTTCTCCTATCATGGCTCAGAACCTTTTAAGGGTGATGCAAAGAAGTATGCTGATACCGCAATAAGGATTGCTGAGAAGATTGGTTATCTTTGGTTTAGTTGGAGAATGGGTTTCACACTTAACAATCTTCTCAACGTAAGAGTTGTTTACGGCAAAAATGAAAGTTATTCAGAAATATCTAATACATAATGATTATGGAAGAGATTAAAGAAAAGAAGTTTATCATAGAAGCAAAGGGCGAAGTGCCCTTTGCACAACGCACGGGTGATGGCTACGAGCTATTCAATAACGAACGAACAATGAAGTTCTGTGCGAGAAGGCAACAGATACTGGATAATGAGACGGGTAAACAGAAATCTTGTTTTGCCGTTTCCTGCTTCGTTAAAGAGGATGATGGATGGGTACAAGGTGATAACTATCATCAGACGGAAACCATCACCTCTTTTGTTAAGGATTTGAATATCTCTCCTTATTTTACCAATGCGGTAAAAGAATATCGTGAGCAGATGGATATTACAGAAACATGGGAGGTTAAAAAATGGGAATAGGAGCGATTTTAATCATCATAGGCGCATCCGTTATCGCATTAAGCAGCGTTGTTGCTGTTGGCGCAATGAACGGAAAATTAGAAGGTGTGGTAACTATAAAAGAGAAATTCTTGATTACTATATTCTTATTCATCTTACTCATAACGGGTTGGGTGTTATTGTATAACGGAATATTAATAATTAATCTGTAATAGAATGGAAAAGAGATTAAGCTTAGAAGATAAAGCTAAAATAGCTAACGGCAATGAACGTCATTGTAGGCAATGCAATCATCGTGTTTGCCCAGATGGTTTGCTTGAAGTATGTTCGGAGGCTTTTATTCGAGGGTACAAGAAAGGCTATAAACAAAGTCAGAAAGAACAGAAAGAACGTATTGATAAGATACTCCACCCTGTTACTGAGCCTTGTGGTAGTAATGCTATCTTTGTCTTTTTCAGAGACGTAAGAAGTGGTGAGTTACAACCTTATATTGAGGATATGAGAATGCCTGATGCAAAATGTTACCAAGATATAGGTTCAATAAAGTTTTCACCAGAAAAAGACGAGCCGCAGAAACTACAGATTGCATGGTGTTATCCGAAGGATTTGATTAAGCTTCTTGGATATGACAAGAAGTATGCCGATTTTGAGCGTATAGCTCTTTCTGAAGGCGCATTCTCTTATCCTCGTGAGGAATATGAGGAAAATCTTCAAAAGTACTCTGCCGTGCGCTATGAACACAAAAAATATTATCATTATCGTAAATTAAAAAAATAGCTTTGTTATGGATAAAAAAGATACTAGTCTAACAGTTATACTTGAAATCGGTGGCAACCTTTGTGGTATGACCATAAAGGATAAGGATGATAAAGTTGTGCTATTCGAGCATTTGTCATTTAGTGAGCAAATTAAGATTCTCAATAGCCTTAGTCAGAATTATAACTGCCTTGTGCGGTTCTTAAAAGAAAAGGAGGGATAAGGTATGGATTTGGTTTTATTTGTATTGATTATCATATCTGTTGGGGTTACTTTCGGATGTCTTGTGCAAGGTAATAATGATAAGGGGGAGTAGAGTATGGAAGCATCTATTTTATTAGGCAATCATAATGATTGTAAGATTGATACGGGAAGATATGTAGAAACGGACGTTATGGGTTGGAAAGCCACTATCTATGTACCGAGTGGCATTGATAATGAGCAGATACAGAAAGCCCTTGATTACGCTTATTCTACTCTCTGTCAGAGTTGCTACATGGAGTTTATCTTGGCAGACAACTTCCTTCTTATTTCTAAGGAGGTCTTTGATAAGAAGAAGGTATTTAAGTTTAATCTTAAAAAGCACTTTACTGAATGCCAAACATCTATTCGTGATACGATGAAGTTGTATGAGCGAAATATGGATGAAGACTACTATAATGAGTATTCTACTTATCTTTGGGATTTGATTAAGGATAAGGTTGAGAAGTTGCGTAAGATGATTGAAAATAAGCTCCGCAATCTTAAATGCAAATACAACCCTTATCTCAGTTCTTATGCTATTACTATTCAGAATCTCGTACAGCAGATTAATGATACTCATAAACACGTTATGGAGATTACCGAAAGGGAGTATGGAGTTGATATTGCTCCAAGCTACGAAAATTATCGGGCTAAAATGGCATTCACGCAAGCGGATAATTGTCTGTACGACATCATGCACGATGAAGCAGAAAAGTTTCGTGATAATATTGTCAATGATAAGAAGGTTATCGCCGTATGGTCTGATATAACAAGAACTCTCTATGACCCTATCAACGCAAAGAAGGCTCGTTTCTCGGCTTTCTATAGCATGCCTGAGGAAACGCAAGCTCTCTATAATTTGCGAGAGGAGGATGGCTTCTGCGAGCCTAAAGACGGTACTAAGAAATTCAAGAAAGGAGCGTAGGGTATGGAGTTAGATAATATTTACTTCGGAGATTGCATTAACCTTATGCGTGATATTCCTGATAAAAGCATAGATTTATGTGTTACTGACGCACCATATCTCCATAATAAATCGCCACTTAGTCCTACGTATGATGGGAGTGAATGGAATCAGAAAAGTTCCTTTGGAAAATCGGAGCTTTATAAATATGGTGGTGATATGATGGGAGGGATGAGTTGTTTCGGCGAAGAAGAAATAGATAAGTTCCTTGATGCATTAAAGCCGAAGATGAAGATAATGAATGCTTATATGTTCTGCTCAGAAGAACAGGTACCGTATTATTGTAACTGGGCAAATAAGAATAGCCTGATGTTTACAATACTCGTCTGGGAGAAGCCGTTATCTATCATTAACAAAAATCGTTTTTCGCAGAACCTGGAGTACATAGTAAGAGTGTATGATTACGGTACTGCTCTTAATCGGTTAAATAATAACTTGTATTATAATCGTGTAAAGAAAGAAAAACCGATTAACGGGAAAAGTAAGAATCATCCAACAGAAAAACCTGTCTCAATTATGCAAGAGTTCGTTGAACTGAGCAGTAATGAGGGTGATGTGGTCTTGGATGCGTTCTGTGGCTCTGGTACGCTTGCGATAGCGTGCATTAATACCAACAGACATTTCATTTGCTTTGAGAAGAATAAAAAATTCTTTGATATTGCTAAGAAACGGGTTAAAGAACGGAAGCAACAACAAACAATTTGGTAATTAGTTTTAGGTATGGATAAGAAGGATATGCGTAAGCTGATGCACTATGCACGTATTCGTGCTAAGTACAGAGGGTTGAAATTATCGCAAATCACAGTTGAAGAGTGTATTAAGGATATGCGCTTTTGGGAAAAAGAGATTTTTGCGTATGCGTTATCAAGATACCTTGAAGGATAGAATGATTCTCATTTTATCTTAATATATATGTTGTATCTCTTGGGGGCGGCGGTCTCGGCTGCTGCTCCCTTCTATAAGTATAATAAGTTTATCAAGGTAAAGAAATAAGTCGCTGATTCTTAGCAAGAAAGCTATTAAACACTATTAATTCCGATTTATTTCTATTAAAACCAAAAATAGTTGGAGAAAAAGTTGGTAGTTCGCAGATTTCTTTTTAATTTTGCGGCGTTCAATAAATACTTGCGGTGAGGTTAGAAGCTCTACCGCTTTAAGGTGGAGCATTTTTTATGCTCGCTTCTTAACGGATTACGATATATAGGTATCGCCCCTTGCGTACATTATAATGGTGTATGCGTGCTTTCGCAAGTAGGCATTGAACAAAGGGTAGCGATGCCTTCTTTTTTAGGTATCAACCCAACATTATATTAACGTTCAAAATACTTGCAAAATGAACGAAATTAAAATTATCAACAAGTCAACCTTCTTAGATAAGGAGATTGATGTTTGGGGGTCAGTTGAACAGCCTTTATTTCGGGCAAAGGATGTTGCTTCTTGGCTCTTAATTAAGAATGTGTCCGACCTTGTGAAAAGAGTGGATAATGATGAGGTGCATAGGTTTAACCTAGGCAGCTTACAAGGTGAGACTTGGTTTTTAACTGAGGATGGTTTGTATGAGGTACTTATGCAATCACGCAAGCCTATCGCCAAGCAATTTAAGAAGGGAGTAAAAGCTATCCTTCACGAAATCCGCACCAAGGGCGGCTATATTGCTTCTTCGGTCAATGATACTCCCGAAGCTATCATGGCACGAGCCTTGAAGATTGCGGATGAGACGTTGAAGCGGAATGAGCAAAGAGTTCGTGAGCTTGAAGCTCAGACCGAGCAGCAGGCACAGACCATCGGCATTCAGCAGAAAGAACTGACTGTTGCCGCACCAAAGGTAAAGTACTACGATGATACACTTGCATCAACGGACTGCCTTACCACCACACAAGTTGCTGATGACCTCGGTATCAGCGCAAGAGCACTCAATCAACAACTTTCCAATGCAGGTATTCAATACTTTCAATCAGGTTCTTGGCATTTGAAGGGCAAGTACCGTGAGTGGCAGCTCGCAAGCACCCGAACCTATAATTATATCAAGGGTGATGGTTCTACGGGCACAAAGGTAAACCTCGTATGGAATCAACGTGGCAAGCGTTTTATTCTTGCTCTCTATAACAACGACTTTAATGTGAAGGATGCTATCGCTGAAATCAACGGCGAGAAGAGAGCTGCGCTTGAATCTAAAAACAATCAGTCTAACTTTTAATTGAATAGGAGAAATCAAAAATGGATAATCAGAATATGATAGAGGTAACAGTTGATAATGATGCTACTCAACGGTGTGTCGGTCTGCTCAAAGAACTTATGGCGGTACAGGAGAAGGCTATGAAGTTCCTGGTATCTGAGGGTATTGATGATAGCAATGAGGGTACGATGATTGCCGAGGGCATCGGTAACGCTGTGAAAGCATTTGGTGGCGTACTCCCAGAGGGTATCTACAGCGAAGTAATCGGGGTAGGGGTTTTACGTTATGCGTGAATAGGAGATACGCAATACAACAAGATGTAAATAATTATAGGAGATACAGCTACTATAAGAAAGGCAGGGCACTATTTGCGCTCTGCCTTTTCTTTTTCTCTTTGCTTTCGTTCAGCCCTTGCGAGCCGAATCTCTTCATTAATCTCGTCCATCGTCATATTGACGTTATTCTTCCTTGCTTCTTCTATGAGAGCATTAAAGTTCTCTAAAGCCTTCTTCTTTTCTTCTTCTGTCATTATGATTTCTTTATTTTTTCAATATATGGTTTGAATATACCTTGAAGCTTATTGTAAGTTTCTAATATCCAAGCGAATATAGGTTTCCATTCATCTTGCTCATATCCACCATATTCATAATTCGTAGCCATTATCACACTCGTTTTGTTATCTTCTGCCAAGTTCCATTGGAGTGCTGGCTTTCCGAATGCTTCATTGATAGCTTCTTTATCCTTTTCTATCAGCTTATAATGCTTTTTGTTTTCAGCCTTATCAGAGCTGTCAAGCAATAAGCGGACAGAAGCAGAACCTTTGCGTACAAAGAAGTCATAATGAACCTTTGATGTCCCCGTTGAGATATTCATCCAATGGTAACTCTGTGGCATCTTTTGGAAGTCAGCTCCGTTTTTACTTGCGTATTCATTGAATGCTGTCCAAAATTCCATCAGTCGCTTCTCTGTATCGGATTTCGGTGAAGCTTCGCCTTTCTCGTATGGTGGTGCGCATACAATATCAAATAGTATGCCTACCTTTGAGTTGCCGACACTTACGGCAGTTGCTTCAATTAGATAGAAGTTGCATTGAATGGTTGAATCATTCAGCATCTGAATGGCACTGATATGCTCTGCTCTTGCTTTCTCAACTATCCATACAGCATAATCAGCGTTATAGTGTGCAGCATAAGTTATTACCTTACCCAAATGGTCGGAATCGCTATCGCCAAACTGATTCTCTATGATGATGCTTTTCTCTCCATCATCGCCAGCTTTGGCTACAATATCAACTTTCATTGTCTCCAACTTGTGCTCACGCTCCGCTTCTGAGATATTGATTTCCAACTTCTCTGATAGCACACCAATATTCTTTGTAAGCCAAGGTGTAAACCCTGATGCTTCACCCTCAAAGATTTCCTTTAAAGTATGGGTGTTTATCTGCTCTATATCTTTCATCGCCTATTCAAGTATTTGCGTCCATTGCTAATGATTATATCTTTATAGCTTTTTTGTACGGTATTCCCATATAAATCATAAAACTTACCTTCTCTTCTTTTTGAGAATTGAGGATTTTTTATACCCGTAGTACCTTTGTACTCTTCAAGCTGTATTTGGTTTAATTCGCTGTTTAATGGCGTAATGAAATTCTTTACATACTCTTTTCCATCATTAGTATTTACATACTTTATTTCAATAATCCATTGGTTGGTTTTACTCTTATATATGCTTTCATTATCATTCATACATGTATAGCCAGAGACTAAATCCCATCCATATTGTAATCCGAAGGTATATTTTTCAAGATAATCAAGCTTTGTATAGTCGCTCGCTTTATATATACCGAAGGCATACATTCGTATAGGGATATTCTCTGTAATTGATATAGAGAATGCAAAAGCATCGTGATACCCACCTTCTCTATACTCTACATATCTCTCTATTTTCGCAGTTATTTTATCATTTAAGCTCTGTGCAAACAAAGACCCCATTGACATAAATAACATAAACCATAATAGTATTCCTTTCTTCATATTCTGTATCTCCTATATTAATATTTATAAATTGCACGATACCTATTTAAAATACGCTCTGCGGCGTTATCTTTTCCCTGCTTGGTATATACTAAGGCAAGGCGAAGATAACCCGTTCTGCGCAAGCAACCGAGGTACATCAGCCGCTCGTAGCAATATGTGGCTCTGCTTAGTATTCCATCACGGAGGTAGCGTTGAGCCATTGCCGCCAACTCCTTTGGTGATGCGTTATAAATCTGTGTCATAACTCGTCTGATTTGGTTATGTATGCAAAGGTAGCGAAAAAATGAATACTATATATTTATATTGCAATTTTTATATTAATATAACCTTAATTTACATATCAATATATTAAAAGCTATTAAAATATTAATAAAAACACCGAAAAGATTTGGTGGTTTCAAAAGAAATTATTAATTTTGCGGTGTAAATAATTAATAAATAGGTTTAATATTTAAATTATAGGAGATACAACAATGATGACAAAAGAAGAGGAAATCAATCATCTGATGGCTTTGAAGGGCTGTAAAAGAGGTGATACGTACTTTAATCAGTTCTTTAGCTCAGATGATATAGAGCAGATGATACAGAATATTCACGATGATTTCGCTATCGAAATGGGTTGCTCATTTGCTAAGAAGGCAGAAGAGCTTGAAAAGAAGTTGCATAAGGAGCAGAAAGCTCATGACCAAGATATGCTTAACTTCGTTGCGGAATTGCTTGTAACAGGAGCACAGGGCGGTAATCCGCTTAAAGTTGCGATGAAGAAAATTGGAACAGATAATACCATAAAAATTAAGCACATAAATAAGATTCCGCTCAGCAAGGAGGAGATTGATTACTTGGTTTCAAAACTTGATTAAATTATAGGAGATACAACAATGAAAGTTACAATGATTAACGGAAAGGTAGTAGAGGCTAACGTTTTTGATTACGTTGCTCAGATTTACGAAGGTGGTAAATGGCAGGCAGTTGCCGTTAGCTCTGATTACAATGAAGCTGAAAAGAAACGTAAAGAGTATGCCGTAAAGGGCTGCTATACAAGAATAGAACAGCTTTACTAGTTAATAAAATATAGGAGATACGACAATGAGAACTATCAATACATTTATTCCATCAGACTTAGTTGATTCTTTAAAGAAGTTTGCTGATAAGGCACAGAAGAACGTTGAAGGCTTTACCTACTCAGTAGGTAAACCTTATCAGAAGTTGTTTTATCATCCTGTAATCAATAAAGAAGGAATTGGAGGGCAGAGAATCGAGGTTTTCCATGAGGTTTGCGACCTTATTGTCAATATGCCTGATGAAAGCGATTGGAGATTGATTGCAACGTATATGGATGGTGCATTTATCCCTGCTGACCCAACCAAGGAACTTATCTTCAATAACCTTGCGCACGGAGCGGACTATGGTAAATGTGACCTTTGCGGTCATTGGTGTAAGAATACCTATGTCGTTGATAATGTGAAGACGGGCGAGGAATTACAGGTAGGCTGCGAGTGTATTAAGAAGTTCGGTATAGAGGGATTTGGCTTCTTGTCTGATTTTACAAGAAAGCTCTACGAACTCTATGATTACAGAATGAGCTATGCTACAGATGATGAGTTTGGTGATATTGAGAAATGGGGCGGCAGAAAGGATTCAAGCTATAAGAATGCTATTCTTAAATCCGACCTTATTATGGCAGCGAAAGCTCAGTATGATATTTGTCCCGTATATAAGAAGGGAACAAAAGTTGAACACGTCCGTTATCGCTCAGCTACCTTGGATGGCATCGACACTATTTTGAATAGCAAAAAGTTCAAGGTTGATGAAGCTTACGTGAAGGCAGTTTGCGAGTTCGGTGTAAAGATTCAGCCTAAGACCGAATTTGAAGAGGATATGCTTGCGGTAGCCAAGAACTTCTACTGCTTCCAAGAGCAAGATGTATATGCTTTCTTCCTTGTAAAAGCTTATGAGGATAGCTTAAAGCCAGAGCTTAGTGTTCAGAAGGGCAATCAGGTGAAGGTATGCGGCAAAATCATTCAGAAGCGTTTCGAGGAATCCTACTACGGCGTAATGGAAATCAATACCATTCTCACCGATAAGGGCATTGAATGCGAACGATACGGCAAAGTCCCTACAATCGAGGAAAATGGTATTAAACGCACCACGTTCTATGCTCTCGTTAAGGGAGTATTCAATGGCAAGATTAACTTGGATAGAGCAACCAAGAATCCAAAGAAAGGTATTGAAGTCGTTGAAATCTAAAGGATATGAGTAAGCAAGTGTTATAGCTGTGAAAGGTACAGCACTTGCTACAACTCGAAGTTTAGCAGATTAGGCTGTAATGCCTATCTATCATATTTGAATACGAACAATTTTTAAAAGGAGATTATGTATAAAGAAGGCGATATTTTAACATTGGAGAATGATTGGAGAGGAGAACATTGCGTCTTCATCCTACATAAAGTACATAACGAAGATTGGATAGAAGCTCACGCTAAGTATTCTTTCATATTCGAAAAATTAGGGATAGGGGCAGGCAATACCTCTACGAATGTAAAGTACTCTACAGGGTATCTAAGGAAAGCAAATGATACAGAAAGAGACTACTTATTAGGGATAATGAAGGATAAGGGCTATTCTTATGATTTTAAGAAGAATAAACTGCTACATTCATTCAATTATGAAAAAGGAAGAGATTAAGATAAATGAGCATTGTGAGCACTATTTCTTAGGCTTCTGCCACTTCTATTTAGGTGGCTGCTGCTCTGGTATTAAATGCGGATATAAATAATTAAGATTATGACAAAGTTTATTGAGGTAAAGTATAAAGGGCATTGTACCCTTGTTAATATAGATAATATCGCTTACGTTGAACCTTCACGGAATGGCGATATAGCAACATCTATAAAGCTTAATTGCAAGACCACACCAACGGGCGGTCAAGTGATTCCCTGCGAGGATGATTATCACACATTCTTGGAGAGATTGAAAAACCTTGTTATCGTTGATAAAGCTGAGTAAGATATGAGAGCATTTGACGTACTTTTAGCCTTATTCGGCAACGTTATGCTCGAAATGGAGTATAAGATAATCAAGTATAATTAGCTTATGGCTCGTTTTGCTCTCAGAAATTAGGAGAAGATAAAGCAAGCATTCGGGGAAGAAAGGTTGGATGAGCTTCTGAAAGCATTGAAGCTGTATTCAGCCAAGTACCCGAAATTATCGTTAAACACAATCATCGAAGAGGGTAAGCCTTATCCTTCTTTCGTAGTTGATAAGGTAGCCGTATTATATGTAACTCGCCTGATGTATGACGTTTATCACGTTGCTTTAAAGGAGTTCTTATAAACAAAAAGCACCGTCCTCGGAGATACGAATGAGGACGATGCTAGATGTAAATAATTATTATGTTTAACGTTGTGAGTACATAGGAGATACGCACTCGATACAACAATTAATGCAAAAGTAATAAAAAATATTTGGTTATCTGAATATTTCTTCGTAAATTTGCGAATAATTAACATTAAAATAGGAGATACAGCTATGATAGGAGCAATTATAGGAGATATTGTAGGCTCTAAATATGAGTTTAATAACACATTTTATTATAACTTTAAACTATTTGACAAAGGTTGTAATTTTACAGATGATACTATCTGTACAATAGCTATTGCTGATGCAATATTACAAGCAAAAGATGGGATACCAGATGCGTCAGATTTCAGAGAATCGCTTCTTAAATGGTGTAGGCGTTATCCAAATCCGATGGGAGGATATGGCTGTGGTTTCTCTAATTGGCTTACAAGTAAGCACCCAGAGCCTTATGATAGTTTTGGAAATGGAGCAGCTATGAGAGTTAGTCCTGTGAGTTGGGCGTTCGAAAATAATGTTGATGCTGTTCGTCAGGCAATGATGAGTGCAAAGGTGTCACATAGTCACGTTGAAGGAATGATAGGTGCTGCTGCGGTAGCAGATTGTATCTGTGATTTAAGAGTATTTAAAAGAAAAAGTTTTATTAAGACAGCAGCGATATTATATTATGGCTCTGATTGGGATAAGAATCTTATTCCAAGAGGAAAATGGGCAGAAACTTGCCAAGAATGCGTTCCACTCGCCTTTAAAATAGTCCTTAATAGTGATAGCTTCGAGGATGCAATCAGAAATGCTGTATCATACGGCGGTGATAGCGATACGATGGGAGCAATCGTTGGTTCAATCGCTCAGCCACTCTTCGGCATTCCACAAGAAATGAAGGAAAAAGCATTGAATTATCTTCCTTTGGATATGAAGGATGTAGTAATTAAATTTATTTATAGATATGGCGAATAAGAAAGATTTAATCAAGTTCTGCCGATACTTCAAAGGTGAAGCAGAGCCATCAAAAGAAACAAATGTATTGTTCTGGGAGTATGAAAAGGTTTGGGTAGAGCTATCAGAAAATCCAAAGGAAGATAGTGAAAACTTTAAAATGGTTGGTAATTGGCTTGATGATTATTTGCGTGCTGGTCTTAGTTTATTTAAGAACGATGATGGCGTTCCTATTACCTTAAAAGCTCTTTTATTCAATCGTTATACACACTGGATGCAAACAAACGATGGCTTTAAGGAGTGGTACATAAATCAATACAAACAAGAAAAGGAGTGAGAAATCACCCCTTTTTTTATAATAATGGATGTTTATCATATCCGATAACCTCCATATCCACATAAACATTACCGTATGGCGTAACTTCAACCTTTGTTATTCTAAATCTCGTTCCAAGCTGTAAGATAGTCTCGTTCTCGTAACCAAACTGCGAATGAGGTGAAGCGTAGAATGCCTTTGTTCCTTTAGGACAATATATATTAAAGATAGTTCCACTAAATCCTGTGCCTTTTGCTGTTCCACAAGAGCAGAAACTCCAGTCGGTAACCTCTTTTCCAACAAACTTTTGTAAGTCTGCTTTTGATAGATTTTTTACACCAAAGAAGCCTTCAACTCCTTCCCAATTTTCATTACCTCGCTGTAGCCACATATCTTTCTTAGTTACGCTCTTTTCAAGTGCAGAATAAAGAGATTTTATGTGGTCTTCACCATATTCTCTATCCAAAGGTACGTTTCCAACTCCTTTATAATGAGACCATCCCCAACTGCCATCATATCCTCGCAAAGGTCTATTCATGTGTCCGCTACCTCCCGTGTATGCTCTACAACCAACGTGCTCTTCTTTTGTCATAACATTATTCCAAAAAGCATTACTCTCGGCATCAAATAACTTATGACTCTCGGTTGAGGATTTACACCAAATAGCAGCATTCTTTCTTGTTTGCGAGTAAGCATCTGTATCAAACGGAATAGAGCCATTGCTTTTGATACCTCTTTTTGCTTTGAGGTTCATTAGTTGTTGTCTCTTGGCTTCGGTGTCTGATAGAAGTTGTTGTGCGAGTGCCATATCTTTTGCATTGATAGCGTTTTCAAGGTCGTATAGCATTTTATGGTAAACCTTGCTTTGCGTATTGTAGGTTTTAACATCAGCAAGTTTAGTACTGATATTTGCCCAATCAATAGCATCTTTAACCTCGCCAAGTTTCTTTATATATGCCGCTTGCGATACCTTCCATGTAGCATACTTCTGTTGAACCCCGTGCATATTTCCACCAAGGAAATCAACTGCCTCAAATTGCAATTTGCTAACTTGCTTTTCAAGCGTCAAGCTTTGCCATTGAGCCAACTTCGCCTCTACGGCATCATATACTCCGTGCAATTCCTTTGACGTGAACTGCTTATGCCACTTATTGACATCAGGGATGAGAGCGGAAAGTGATAGTTCATCCTTTTTAATGGCAGAAATGGCGTTTGCGAGCGTTTTTGCTTCTTTCCTAGCCAATGTATAGTTAGCAGACTTTAATGCGGTTAGAACGGCAGAAACATCGGTCTCTCCGTAATTAGCAGCCACCTTCATAACATTCATTGCAACCTTGCGGTCAGTCCATGCAAGTTTAGTCTGATAACCTCGCTTGAATCTATCAAACAAAGAAGCTATCTCAGAAGCACTCTTTTTGTCCTTGATTGCGTAGCGGATAGCATAGTACCGTTCAAAGAGGTCTTGGCTCTTTATATCCGTAACAGATTTACTACCGAGCAGATTATGAACCAAGCCATTGTAATAGTCACGTCTATGCTTATCCCATCGGCTCTGTATTTTATCTATTTGCTCCTTAGTTCTAAGGGCGTGGCGTTCCTTTGCCTTCGCAAGTATAAGCTCCTTAGAAGAAACCGACTTTAACCCCAATTTCTTGCGGTCTAACGGGCTTAAAAGATGTGCCCAATACTTTGTATTATCTTGTAAGTGCCAAGCCAATTTACCCTTCATTCCTGCCTTCACGATAGCTTCGGAGTTATCCTTGATGTACTGATTGTACTTTTCGGGCATAGTAAGCACGGCAAAAGGGGATACGTAGTTACTCATATCCTCGCCAGCCATCAAGCGTTTATAAAACTCCTTTTTCTCATCGCCTTGTATAGTGATAGGGTCTGAGGTGCAGATACATTGAGGATGCCAAGAAATCCATACATAATCTTTCGGGTAGCGACCTTCAAGGTCGTTGCATATATCATCAATATTATGCTGTGGTGATACGTGAATATACTGACCGATAACGAATGGTTCTTTCTGCCATCGCTCATTTCTTGCCTTATGATATGCGGAATTTATCTCAGTTCTTGCTACTCTGAGAGCGTTCTTTCTCGCCGAGCGGTAAACACCCATGCCTACCTTCTCCAAAGGCTCTTCAATAAAGCGCACCTTGCCGTCAATGATTCTACGTCTGCGCCAAGTCACCACATCTTTCTTCTTTCCGTTCTTCTGAACCTTGATGGTATGATAACGGCGATACATCATATCTGGGTCGTTGAGATACTTTCGTATGCTCTTGCCTACTTCCTCTGCTGATGAGCCTTTTTTGATTCCGTCCGCAATGGTATTACTCATAGCCATTTCAAACTCACTCTTTGTCTGTTGGCAGTAGTTCCAAATAATCTGAGAGAGATTCAATCCATTCTTTGTTTTCAAACGATTTGCAATAAACGTGGCTGCGGCGGTATCTCTTGCAACCCTTATAGCTTTATCTGTAAGCACGGAATAACCGCCTATAACCATTTCATCGTGGTTATACGCCAACGCAACGCCATCGGTGATGCCGCTCTTATAACAAAGAAGGCTATTCTGATAGTAATCATTAAAGATGTCGTTCAAACGAGCCTTTAACTGCGGAAAGTTATCAAAGTTAAAAAGCGCATCATCTTCGAGCACATCTTCTCCATAGCCAAGAGAGGTGAGCTTCTTGACATAATCGCTGTATAATCTACCCAACCGCTTATTATAAACGGCGAACAGATTATTCAGTTGTTCTTTCTGCTGTTTTGATGTGAGCTTCTTTGACATGGTTTATATTGTTATAACTCTCATTTTTACTTTCTTTACACCATTAAGCTTAGCAGCAACAAAACGATGATTACCATCTACAATCATTAATTTATTTTTTCCATTCATATTATAGCTAACCGCCTTTATTCCATTATATTTTTGAGTATTCATATACTTCGCAGTATCTGATATATTGAGAAATTCTTGCGGTGTACTAATATCAATTTTTGTCATATCTATTTCTTTATCCTCCCCAAGGTCTTTAAACGTTTTATCAACATCATCCATTTCTTGTGAGAGACCATAGGCAGGATTTTGTTGTGCATATTTTTCTTTAAAATTTTCATACACTGTTTCCTCATCAAAATACGGAGAAGCTTTTATGAAATTATTAATATTCCAAGAATCACCGTAAGTTGCTCTTAAATTTGACGAAATCTGAGCTTCTTTTATATTCTCAGAGTTCTTCTTTCTCGTATTTCCACTATTCTTTGCCATATTTATTCCTCCTCTTCTTCATTTGAAACTGACTGACTTCCACTTGCGGCACTACCAAGCCCCGAAAGGGCTGCTTGCTGCGCCAACGCTTCTTCCTGTTCACTCTTCATTTCTTCCTCAACCTTATCAGGGTCATCATTGAGAGGGTTAAGCTCGATAGCACGGCGATTAGAGGTAGATTTTGCACCACCATTGGATGAAGTGATAAGTTGCAACATTTCAACATCATTCTTTGGCAGATATGGCTTAAAGACTGGCTCAAAGTCAATCTGTTCAGCAACACTCTGGTCGATACCCTTTACGTAAACTCCCGTATTACAGATGCCGTTAGCTACGATATTCGAGCGGCGAGTGAACATTTCACCGAACATTTCTGTCTTTAAATCCGCTTTCATATAAGGAGCGGTGAACATCAAACGGATAGCCGCACCTGAAGTGTTGCTGCCCAAAGTCTTCATATTCTCAAAGCTGATGTCGGCAGTTGAGGTAAATGAGTAGATGATATTGAAGAGATAAGCAATTTCTCCCTTTACACTCTCAGGTGACTTATCCCAAGAAAGAACGTTCATACTTGAATCGTTACCACCTACGAATACAGCACCTTGCTCGCCCTTCTCAGCGAAGCCTTCCAAACGACCCTTGATAAAGTATTTAGGCGTGCCGAAATAGTCATTTGTATCACCCCAATTAGAGATACAAGTCTCCACTCTATCAATAGCCCATTGAACATCTTCCCACTCTGCTTGGTCTTGTCTATAGTAAACGACAGGAACTTTCGTGAAGCCATGAGGTAGGGCAGAGATAAGCTTCCATCCTGCGCCATCAATATTAGTGTACTGATAGCACAATCTATCTGTATATACATCAAAATGTAGCTCAGATTTTCCAAGCTCATCATATACATAGTACTCACGGGCGAAGCCATCCATGATATGGAAATCGTTGAAATGAGGGTAGAGCTTATCGCCGTTTGAAGGAGAAAGCAACTGAACTCTGATTTCGCCTCGAAGCTTTCCCTCTGCGTCTGTTGGCATATACCATAACTCGGCGCACTCACATTCCTTGAAGAGGGTACGGGCAAGTCGCTTATCGAAGTACTTCATCTTGTTGTCGTGATAGCAATGCATGATGCCGTCATATAGCTTCTGCTGCTTATCGTTCATCTTCTTTATATCAACACCATGTGCCGTAGCTTTATAGGTAACGGCATTCATAAGCAAGAAACCTACAGTAAGATTTACGATTGACTTCTGAGCAGGAATAGCGATTCTTACTGGCTCAACCTTCTTATCCTTGTAAATCGGTTTCTGTGTGATAGGGTCATACTGACCCGTAGGTACTTTGATTCGCTTCTTAGGACGAAAATCCTCATCAAAGATTTTATGCTTTGATGGATTCCATTGGTCTTCAAGCACACTCAGTGGTGTCTTAAAGCCTTTCTTTCTTGCTGTCAATACCGAGCGGACTGTGCTCGCATCTTGTGCTACTATCTGTTCTATTGCTCTCATATATGAATATTTTTTGTTATAACAAGGGCAAAGTTAGTAATAATATAACTTATATAGGCATGAAGAAGAAACCCTGTGTAAACAAAAGAAAAACGCCTATTTCGGCAGTCTTCCAATGTGCCAATGATTGCACTCACTACAAAGATATGCGGAGTAACCGAGTAGCCGTTTTTTCTTTATGTATCTTGCGGCTGCCTTCTCATTATCAAAGGATAGTTTGGCTACTCCTCTGCTATTATAGTGGGAGCGTTTACGATGATGCTCCCTTGGTTGTTTATCATATATTCGTTTCATAAGCATTTCGATTTTAACCCATCAGACCGAGAATGTCGGCGGCTTGCATTCCGCTACCATAATCACCCAATAACTTCTCCATGACAACATATCGGCATGCATCGATGGCGTGATTATACATATCTATAGGCTCATTAAGCCACTTTCCTTCCTTGTCTTGGCGGTAGGTATAATTGTTAAATTCCCTTCTTACATTTGTAGAGCGTTTTGTTATATGAATTGTGTATTCTTGCATCTTCATAATACTAGCTTGAATAGAACCTGCGAACTTCTTTACAGGTTTTATATCAATACCAGCATTATAGATTTCATCAATCAGACGAGGGTCGGCACTCTCTGATATTACCTCAATATTTTTTTTATCCTCTTTCAATACCCTGATAATATCAGAAGCAAGCATTTCTGTCTGATAGCATATTTCATCTATATAGATAATCTTTCCGTAGATATATACATCAACAATCGCTGTAGGGTCATTGGAGTAACCGAAGTCAATAGCTCTGTATCGGTGTCTGTGCGCTTGTATAGGAATATAATCATCAATAACTACATTCTTAAAAATCAAGCCCTCAACCATAGAGCGCAATCCCAAACCATAAATACGCCAAAGGCTCGGATTCTTCCATTTAAGGCTCTCAATCTCAGCGATAACCTTTGGTTCGAGGAAAGGATTATCCTTATAGGTGGATATAAACCAATAAGTACTTTTCTCCTCATTTACCTGATTTATCCAATGGTCTTCTGAGAAGGAAGGGTTATAATCAAGGATAGAGAACTCCGTGGTACGCATCTGAAGCTGCTGCCATTCGATGAAAGAAAGTTCATTCGCCTCATTTACGAAAAGTATCTTACGCTTAGAACCACGCACCTTCTGCTCGTTATCGGTGGAGAAGAACTCAATCCAAGAGCCGTTAGGGAAAGTATAGACGAACTCCGATTTATTCATGCACTTATCATCCCACCAACCAAAGTTGAGCATTATATCCTTGAAATCACGATAGACAGTTCGTTTAATGGAAGGCATACCAGCACGAATGATGGAAACGGTCGTTCCAGCATAGTTGAAGCAAAACATACAAAGGAACTGCACAACCGAGTAGGTCTTGGCAGAACGTGAACTTCCTTGAAGAGAGCAAGTTGTAAACCCTGCTTCCTTCGCTGCTTTCACCCTCATGTAGTTCTTCGCTAAATATACGTGCGGCATATCTCTATTATCCTTTATCTGCTTCTTTTATTATTCTGCTATCCTGTCTGGCTCAGCGTCCTTCTTTTCTTTCTCTTTCTGAATTTCAGCGAGAATCTTCTGATACTCTTCATTATTGGTAACAACGTGTACTTGCAATGGGTCTTGCTTAATCTGCTCGCCCTTGCTTGTAAGGTCAATGCGCTGAATCTTTCCGTAGGCTCTATCAATAACTCTTTCGAGTACATCAAGTCCTTTCTTGTCAAGTATTCCTTTGGCAATAATGCGTTGCATCATCGGGCGTGACTTATCAGCCAACACCGCCTTCAATTCGTCTTCGGGCAGCGTAGCGATATACAGGAAAGACTCTGCGATAATCTGAGAGGAAGGCACTTCATAGCCCTTCTCCTTCATTTCCTCGATGAATAATGACATCGTCTTAGGCTTTGGCGGTCTGCCTTTCGGGTTGCCAACTCCACCTTTTTTAAACTTACCTTTTTCAAGGTTTGCAAGCTGTTTTTTTCGCTTACTTTCATCTCTTGATAATGGCATATTAATAACTTTTATTCCTAATTTATTCCCAACAATAGCTTTTATTTAAGAAAAGCACCTTTATTTTCTTCTTCCTCTGCTGCCATATCTCGGCACATTTTCAGTACATTAAAGTACTCTCCAAGATTGTTGTTATAGAGCAGCTTTGCTATCTGCTGTACAAAAGATGACTTGCGTCCATCTTGTTGTAAGGTCACTATCTGGCTCGCTGGCATCATCAAGAACTGCTCCATGATTTCAACCTTTTCCTTAGAGGAAAGAAGTTTCTTGGTAGGAAGCAGAAAACCCACTTCCTCCAAGATTTGTGTTTTGACTGACTTAACCTTCATACTTATCACCATTTACGAGGTTCATAAACTCAGCCCTCACTTGTGGGTCGTCTTTGAAAGCACCTTCAAGGTAAGAAGAGGTCATAATGCCCTTCTTCTTTGCGCCTCTGAACTCTTTGCAAGAATGATGACCCTTCATGACGAGAGCAATACCAAGTGGTGGATATTCGCTACCGAGAGCATCTTTCAGCATATCTACGATGTCGTGTACCAATCGCTCCTGTATCTGTAAGCGAGCGGAGCAGTAATCAACTACACGACCAATCTTAGAGATACCGAGAATCTTGCCCTTTGGGTTTGGAATATAGGCGAACCAATACTTGCCCCAAAACCAAACACAATGATGCTCGCAGTTTGAATGGAAATCGCCTTGGTCGATAACCATGTTATCATAGACGATACCGTCATCATTGTTATCAAAGGTGGTAATCTTCGGCTTCTGTGAAGGGTCATAACCTCTGAATATTTCTTTCCACATTCTGATAATGCGGTCAGGTGTGCCCTCTAAGCCCTTGCGGTTAGGGTCTTCACCGATATACTCCAAGAGTTCTTTGATATGCTTTTCTGCTGTTTCTTTTGTAATCTTAGCCATATTATTAACCTTTCCAAAATTCTTTATAATCTTGTTTCTCCTCCTCATTTGGCTGACATACCTCATAAGAAGTACCGCATCGCATACAATGATAGTAATCCACTATGGAATCATCATCCTCGCTGCGGTCACCCGATGAATCTCAACAAAGTTTCCCACCGCAATAAAAGCAGATAGGGCGATACTTTGTCGGGGTTTTCTTTTTATTCTTGCTCATAGGCGAAATGATTTATTTCACGTTGAGAATCTTCTGCTGCTGTAAGGAAAGTCGCCACTTAGGGTTAGCCTCTACGAAAGCAACTGTCTGTTTCAGAATCTCAGCATTCTTCTTCGCATCGCCCGTATCACAAGGCTGAACGTAGTAATAATCTGCATCAATACCACAATCGGTAATCTCGTGCTCACCATCATAGACAACCTTCACCTCGGTAGCAACCTTAATGATAGGTTCTGCGCCCTTAACGAATAAGCATTTAGGAGAGCAAGTAACCCAGTTGATACCACCTGGAATCTTGTGCGTTCCGTTGGTCTCCACAGCAATATAGTAGCCCCAATTTTGGAGAAGAGTAGTAAGCTCCTCATCCACTTGCAATGTAGGCTCACCGCCCGTAAAGACAACGAACTTGCAATCAGGTGAGAGCAACTGAATCTTATTCAGAATATCAATAGCTCCCATTTCCTCATACTTCTTAAAATCAGTATCACAGAAAGGACACTTCAAGTTACAACCCGAGAAGCGGACGAAGATAGCCGCTCTGCCTGCATGTCTTCCCTCACCTTGGATAGAGTAGAAGATTTCGTTTACCTTATACTTAGCCATTAGAGAGCCTCCTTTCCGTCAATTTTATCATCGTCACAATAAACAGCGATATTGCCTTCACTCTCCTGTACCTGTGCCTTGTAGCACTCTGGGAACTGAGCAACAATCCATTTGGCGATATTCTCAGCAGTAGGGTTAAAAGGCAAAAGCTCGTTGAGGTTACCATGGTCGAGGTAGCCGTGAATCTTCTGCTTAATATGCTTGAAGTCCATCACCATACCATCCTTGTTCAGCTTTTCAGCCTTGCAGTAGACAGTAATAATCCAATTATGCCCATGAAGGTTGGCGCACTTGCTTTCATAAGAGAGATTCAGCTTATGACAAGCGGCAATCTCCATTCTTTTTGAAACGTAATACATAATTTTCCTTTCTTTTATTTTGTTATTTCAATTTTTATTCTTAATTTTGCGACCGAGAGGAATAAATCGGGTGGGTCAGTACACTGGCTGCTCGATTTCATGCTTATTCTTCAAAGGCAAAGAGGTGTACCTGCTTTGCTATTTTTTATCAAAGTTTATGGCGATGAACATTGCCTGATAAGCCAACAACAATAACTTCTTTTAAGTTACCTCTTTCATTTCCTTTTGCATGAGTGAGATACATAGAAATTTGGTCTTTGACATATTCCTTTGTCATAGCCTTGTTATTCTGTATGAGGATAGCAACCTCTGCCCCTTGCTTTGCAGCACTCTTCAATGCATTCTCTACCTTATAGGCACTCGCCGAGTTGATGGTTTTCATATCCATCACGGCGTGCTCTTTGAAGCCATCAGTCTTCTTCGCTCCCGTTATATACGACATTTCGCTCATCAAATATACACGATAACCCTTTTTGGCAAGAACTTCTGCGGCATACATTTCCTTATTGGTATTCGGGTCAGCAATCTTATTATGGTTGTTATGTACCACATAATAACCGCCGCTTTTATCGAAGTAGCTATCTTTATAGTTGCCCGTAGAGACGATGGCTTGAAATTCTGATTCTCTCTTAGCCATCGTCTTAGGGTTACCCGAATAGTTTCGTGTACCTCCGCTTGCCTTACTCATCCTCGTATTCAGTTGGGTCAGAGATACCAGCATCACGGAGAGCTTCCTTGCGTTCCATACAAGTTCCACACTTACCACAATGCTTCTCACCGCCTTTATAGCAGCTCCAAGTTTCAGCGTAGTTGATGCCAAGCTTCTTGCCGTGGCGAGCAACATCTGTCTTCGTAATATTGGTATAAGGAGCATCAATGGTAATACCCTCGTAAGTACCATTCTTCATTGCCTCTGACATGGCATCAATGAAGCCCTTGCGGCAGTCTGGATAGATAGCGTGGTCGCCGAAATGGTTAGCAATAAGCACCTTCTTCAATCCGTTACTCTCTGCGATACCGCAAGCGATAGAGAGCATGATGCCGTTACGGAAAGGAACTACGGTTGATTTCATGTTCTCATCATCGTAATTGCCTTCTGGGATAGCTTCAGCACCTTCGAGGAGAGAGGATTTGAAATAGTCGTGAATAAAGTTGAGTGGAATAACAATATGCTTGATACCAAGTCGCTCACAATGCAACTTAGCAAAAGGAATCTCCTTCTGATTATGATTAGAGCCATAATCAAAAGAAATAGCGAGAGCAATGTTCTCTTTCTTCTCATGCAGGAGAGTTACCGAGTCCATACCTCCTGATACAATAATCAATGAATCTTTCATAATCTATAAATTTTTATCAGCGTAATGCTGGAATTTTAACCATTCTTTAAAGTTATATAAAGTAAGAGCTTCTTTATCTCTCACCATCTTGTATTTAACTCCCTTATCTCTAAATGATAAACGTTTTATGCTACCATTTTCAAATTTAGAAGCTTCTCCAAATCGCCCCCCTACAGTCCAGGTTGTGGAATCAATGGAATCGAATCTATATTTTTGTAGATTATCAACTCTTGTATATCCCAACCCATGAACCTTACATCCATTCTTATGAGCCATCCCTATCATGTAAGGAAATAATGCCTCAAATTTAGATGTGGGCATTTCTTTTGCTGCTATTCCACCAATGGCAACATAAGGATATTCTTTTATCATTTGCAGATAATAATCTTTTCCTCTCCCTATATGCCATACAGGTATTGGCTTGCGATGAGTCTTATCTTCAATCCGCTGTCGTAGCATTTCTACATATCTGAGACCTTTAATCTTATCAATATCCAACTCAAAGAATAGTCTTATATCGTTTTCTATGATAAAATCGCAATATCTATCAACATAGCTGAGCCAATCTATATTTCCGTGCTTTGCGGCATTACTCATGAATGTGAATGCTCCACTATCCAAGAGAAATGATGCAAACTTTGGAATCAACGGTTTCTGCCAATCTCTTACGGAATAGAATGATTCAAGAGCAAATACCTCGTTTGCTTTAATATCTCCATTTAAGAGATAAGGCTTTACTCCCGATATGCCACTAAGATAAACCTTCATAAGCGAGCACGAGCGTACTTCATAAAGCGTACCCACTCGCCGAAATTATGTGCAGCCACCAACTTTGAGCGAAGTTTCTTGCCCTCAGGCGCTTTGGTTTTATCCATAGTTCCGTTCTTGGCATTGAACTTATATATAGAACCGCTCATATTGCCATAAAGCCAAGCTGTAGAATCCACGGAATCAAAGTGATACGTATGCAATCCTCTGATATTTGTATATTCAAGAGCATGTATCTTGCAGCCATATTTATGTGCTGTCTTTACGAACCAAGGAAATAACTTCTCATATTTATTGATAGGTATTTCTTTGGTTACGATACCACCGATAGCCACATAAGGGTAATTCTTGCACATTTCAATAAAATACTCTTTCCCTCGTGACTTATGCCAAACGGGGATAGGCTTACGTCCACTTAATCTTTCGAGCTTTTCACGAAGTCTTTCAACCTCTTTGATACCAACAACAGAATCAATATCAAGCTCAAAGAAGTTCTTTACGTTATACTTCTTAATGAATGCAGCATATCCTTCTACGTATTTATCGAAGTTAACTACACCTGCTCCCGACATAAATGTGAAAGCACCACTATCTAATAGGAAATTCTGAAAATTGCCTATCAATCGAGGAAACTCTTTATTATTCTGTAGATAATAGTAAGTTTCCAATATATTTAATCCTTCCCAATCGGCATCCTTGATGTTCTTTAATGGGGGTTCGCCTGCTAAAAAAACTCCCATAGCCTTTTCATAAACATAGGGTCTGCTTAAAGTCCCTGCTATATATAATTCCATACTGACACTTTTCCAAAACTTACTAAGATTTCCAGTAAGCCCTCCCGCAAGATAGACTTCCATATCTCTATTATTTTATTTCCACACCTTCGTATTCGGAAACGGCAGACTTGATAATCTCCTTAATCTCATCTACCTTATCTTCCAACTCTTGTGGAATATGGACGGAGAGCTTAATATCTTTGGCTTTACTTTCGGTATTTTGAGCATCTTCGAATAGCTCATCAATATCGGTATCATCCTCATCGGTATTGAGAAAAGAGCAATCAACGCCCCAATTCTGCAAATTATCGGTTTCCCATTCACCATTGGCAAGCTCATCCCAATCCCAATTACCAGCTTGCACGTTATCCTTGATAGCATACTCCTTGATTTTCTGAATTGGGGTATCGGTCTTCAAGACGAAACAAGGCAGCTTATCGAAGTTCGTATTTCCACCGATGCGTAACTCGTTAGCCACTCTGAGGCGCATATTACCGCAGATGGTGACGTATGTACCATCCTCCAAGCCATAAACCATCAAAGGCTTGTACTCTAAGAGCTCTGGGCTATCGGCGAGTGACTTGACGAGCTTGTCGTGCTCGCTCTCCTTTAAGTAGCGAGGGTTCTTTGGAACGCCATCAATCTGCCCCTCATTATAGAGGAGCTTTGTAATGTCAATCATTTCACGAAAACCCAGCTTTACAAGAAGCTCATCCTTTGCGATGGATGGGTTCTGTGAGATTCTCTTTTCTCTTGCCATAACTTTACCATTTAATAATTATTATTTGCAAAGTTACGGAGATTATTCGGGTTTTAATAGAAAATAATAGATTGTGTGTAAACAAATAAAAAAGCTACCCATATAATGAGTAGCCTTTGGAGTTATTATTTAATTTTTCCAGCTTTTACAAGCTTATCAAACATCTGTAGAATGGACTTATCCTTACCTCCTGTCTTATATCCATTGATATAATAAGTAGTCAGTGATTTCCAACCGCTTTCCTCGTAAGTTCTTACGATATTTGCGATTTTACCATGTCTATTTATCGTACCTATCTCAATAGTATCAGTTTCGTTCTCTCTATACTTTTCCCAAAAAATAGAACCTCCTTTCTTTTTATTAAAAGTCACATCTTCCAACTCTTCAACCTTTTTAAATTCAGAAGGTTTTATGTTATAAACGGCAGAAACGGCTTTCGTCATATTTTCCAAACTCTCATTCGCTGCGTCATTCTTTAAGAACTTAACCTTATCATTCCATAATGTTTTGGAGTTGATGGAATCTATTAAAGCGTTGATTCTTCTTGTAGCTTCTTTGCTATCAATCTTGCTGACTACTAATTTGATGTACTTCATTGTTGTATCTCCTATTTTATATTGTTAAACTTATTATTTACACACCAAAAATAATAAAAAAATCTCAAAGTACCAACTATTTTCGGGAATAATATTAATAAATTAATAGTAATTAATACAAACTAATGGGGTTTTATGATTATATTAAGACATTTTCATGCTTCTCTTAGATTCTTATACCTATATATTATATATAAGAAAAGCAGCTACCTATCACAGGCGGCTGCTTATAGACTAATAACTAACTATTATTTTCATTTAACCAAATCTTAACTAATACATATTGTTATGACACTTCAGAACCTATATTCCACAATTTCCGTTTTGCTGATGCAAAGATACAAAAGAAAGCGAGATACAGCAAATAAATGCCATATCTCGCATAAACAATCTTACTTTTCCTCAATCTGTTTAGAGACGTTATCTGTTCGGAAATCCTCAATCTGCTTGGAGAAAGGGGTGAGCTTGTCAAGCTGCGCCTTAACAGAAAACTCTTCACCAATGAAGGCAACACCTTCGTGAATCTTCTGCAAGGCGGCAAGCTGTTTCTTAGTAGTGACAACGGGGTTGATGTAGATGCAACCTCTATGGGTCTGGGCGAACCGCCGACACTCAGCACCGCCGCCGTAGATAACAAATAGCGGCTCTTTGCCCTCTGCCCAATCGCTTGCGATGGAATACTCAAAGGCGAGGTTATTCAGTCTATCCGAATATCCACGGGTAGCGAAGGCACGCCATCCACGAGGTACGCCAATCATATTGAGGCGATAAAACTTCTGCGCCACGTTGAGGTCAACGAAGATACCGATACCCTTACCTTGCATACAACGGGCAATCCAACGTTTCTTGTAGATAGCCTGCAAGCCGAAAGATACGGGCATTTCATTATATAGGGAGAAGTTCGGCTCAACGATAACGGCAGGGTGATGCTGCAATATCTTCTCAGGGTGCTCGTAGATAGCTGAGAAGCGGTAATCATCGGTATAGAAGTGCAAAGAGCCTTCGCCATTGAGGTTGAAGGTTCTCTTCTGTTCGCCGAAGCAAAGGAAGGGTGACTGACACTCCTTTGCTTGCATATCAATATCGAGTGTCGGAATCTCTAGGTCATTGTCCGTTGGGAAGAGCTGGTCGGGCAGGGTAAGCTCATAATCTGTTCTTTTCATTCTTTGTTACTTTTTAAGAGTTCTACGATTTGGTTATATATAGATAAGGTGTACTTATCCTTTGACTGAACGTATTGCATATACTTTCGTGCTTGGTTGATTACGTTTGCTCTGGTGCGGCAGAGTAGGCGAGCCGAGCGGTCGGGGTGAATGCAATAATCACGGCTTATGAGGCAATATAATCCTCTAAGGGTGTTGAGCTTGACGGTCTTCACCGCAGAGCAAAGTTCCATGAACGTAACCTTGCCTACCTCACATACCGCTTGCATGATGCGGTCGGAGAGTTCATACTGCTGATATTGATTGTATATCATACGCTATTACTTATTATTTGGTTATTAATAGAAAATATAATGCAAAGTTATAAAAATCTATTAAAAAGCGAATAGAAACTATTAATTATTTTAAATTTATTAATAGAAAAGTTGGTTATTTGACAGATTTTTATTAATTTTGCGGTGTATTTAAGAAAGAATACTATCACCTAGCAAGCTTATGGGGAGCTTTCTAACGTGTAAGAGTTTGGATTTACGTGAGCCGCAAGGCTACTAAATACGGAGCAGCAGAGAATCCCCATTTCTTTGCTGCTCTTGACTTTTTAAAGCATCTGTAAAATGGAGATACGCAGAAAGATATTGAACAATATGTATTGCAATCCCGAACTAAGGAAAGCAATTGCATTTTCCCTTTTCATTAAGACAAGGGTCAAGTCTTCTGCCGTGCAAAGATGGAGCATCAATAAGCTTCACGAAATCACGGGAGTAAGTGCCTGTGCTGTCCGTAAGCGTATTGATACCTTGAAGGCTCTGGGCTTGGTTGAGTTCACGGGCAAGAATAATCGTTGCCTCGTCTTCAAGTCTCTAAAAAGTCATACCTCTCACAGGAACGTCCTTGTTCCTAATATCTGGTTTATCTCAAGGAATGATTCTAAAAAGAATGCCTATGCACAGAATGTAAAGTTCATAGAAGATACCTTATCTGCTATGCTTATCATTGATGTACAGAATCGAAAGAATTACGCTAAGCAAATGATTCAGCAGTCTAAGCACCCTAAAGGCTTAAAAGAGTTGAAGGCGGCTAAGAAGGTTTGTAATCGTTTTGGCTACGGCGATAAATTCAGAGAGAATGGTATATCATATAAGTATATAGCTGAGAAGTTAAGCGTAAGCGTACAGAAAGCTTTTGATTTGGTAAAGTTTGCGGTCAAAAACGAGATTTTATGCAAATACAGAAACATAGAAAAACGTTTTTTATCCTCTATTGACTATATAAAGGATATGATACTCAATAACTATACTTATATCAAGGGAGGGGTAATCTGTAGGGTGTATGCTAATACCTATGAGGTAATGGAAGGCTCGCCTTCGGCTCGCTTCGCTTCTGTGGTGGTATATAATTAGATTATAAAAAACTAAGATTTTGTTTAACGTTTAAATATAGGAGATACAGAAAATGTTATTTGAAAAAATTAGTCGCAGATGTCTGCTTACCTTGGATGGGGGGGGCAAAGATTCAAGCCGTCCTCACTATGCCGAAGCCGACTAAGCCCATTTTCCCCGAGGAAATGGAGCGTCAGTTCATTAATAGTTTTAATGAATCGCAGCCAAATATGGTTCACAAGGTTATCAAGTGTCACATAATGAGAAATTAGATATGGGAACAAAAGTAGAAGTAAAGACTATCCCTTTGCATGGATTGTTCATCCATCGCAAGCAGGTTTGGCGGTCACTCGGTAAGCTGAGAGCTGAAAGCCATTCTACGTCAGCGCAAAAGGTGTTTATGAATGAGCATAATACTGAGGTATCAACTGAGAATGCTGATTTCATTGATGGATTGAAAGTCACTCCTTATGATGGTGAGCTGCCAAGAATATCAAAATACGTTGGCAGTATAAGTTACTACCAGTATTGTTTAACACAAAAATTGGTTTAGTTATGGAAGATTTACCTATAGGCTCAGAAATCGTCTTGAAGGTGGTTGAAAGCGAGACAGAAGAATGTAATGGTTGCTTCTTTGACGAGATAAGCAGCAATATTTATGAAAATATCTGCAAAGATATTTGTTGTGCCGCAATCGATAGAAAAGACAAAAAGAATGTTCAATTCATAAGAATAAAATAATATGAAAACAAAAATAAACATAGCGGAGATACTAAAGAATAAGTCAAAGGGTACTAAGCTTTATGCTGATGCCTTTGGAGAACTTAGTATAGAAGATATATACACAGAAGATAAAGAAGATAAAGATGAACTTGGTATTACTCTTTCAAGTAAAGATGGAGATAAATTGTTGTTTTACAATGATGGGAAATACAACAAATATGGAGAGCCTATATTAGTGCCTTCAAAATCAATGCATGACTGGGAGAAGTTTGCTTGGAAGAGGGGTGATGTGTTGGTAAATAGCAGAGGTTTAAAGATACTCTTCGATAGATGGGCAAATGACAACTATACTAGTTTCTATGCAAAGACAATTAATTTGGTAGAAGATGGTTTTCTTGATACCAATTTACATACTTTAGCATCAGAAAAGGAGGCGAAATCTTTTATCAAATGTATTGAGGAAAAATTAGGTGGCAAACTCAATCGTGAGACTCTTGAAGTAGAGAAGACTCAGCCAGAGTTCAAGGATGGGGATATTGTGTTTATGAAAGGAATTAAAAGTGGATATTATGCAAATTGTATTTTCATCTTAAGAAGTGAATATAAAGATGGAGACGAAAGAGCTTTTTACTATGCTTTCTATAATACTGACGATAAATTTACTATAGCTGAATATGGTAATACAAGAGTTCATTATAGTCTCCGCACAGCAACTGACTCTGAGAAGCAGCAGCTCTTTGATGCTCTCGCAAAGAAAGGCAAGACTTGGGATGCAGAGAAGAAACAGATTGTGGATATTAAAAAAGAACACCAATTCAAACCTTTTGAGAAAGTATTAGTTAGAGACTCTATTGATGATGTGTGGAGAGCAAGTTTCTTTAGTCATATTAAAGAAAATGATGGAAGATATGTAACTACATGTGTTACTTGGAAATTCTGCATTCCTTACATCGGTAATGAATCATTGTTAGGTACAACTAAAGATGTGGAGGGCTAGATATGGATATAGGGAAATTAATAGGAGGAAAGACATCTGTCCCATCTATAGATTTCAATCAAGTAGTTAAGAGTGGTAACCTCCGATACTGGAGAATTAGTAATGCTACTTGGGAGAAAGATAAAGTAGAACTTCATATTACCTTTGAAAAAAGATGGTATACAAAGTTCCCTAGATAAAAAGTTTGATACAATAATGGAAGCTGTTGGATATTTCTACAACTTTCTTAAAACAATTTGATTATGATAGACGATAAGAAAATAGAATCTGCAAAGGAAGAAATCTACGAGGATAGATTCTTGCTTAATGGTGAAGAGATAGTCTTCAACAATGATGAAAAGGAAGAAATGTTCTACAAAGAGGACATCAAAGAAGCCATTGGACTAGGTGCTAAGTGGGGTATCAATGAGCTATTGAAGGACATGTTTCACCCTGCTAGCGAAGTTCCACGTAACGACAACGGAAAGGTTCTTGCGTTCTCAAAAGAATTCGGTTATAGAAAGCTCTACGATATGAACGATGAGCTTGATAAAACCACTTGCAATACATATCAAGAAATGTGGGAAGAGCAAGTCAATATATTCCATTTGTCTGATTGGATATTTATAGATGAGTTGTTTGACTTGATTACGAAAGGAGGTAAGCAATGAAAGAGCTTAAAGTTGGAGAAAGAATCACTCTTGAAGCAGTTGAGCAATATGGTTGTAGAGGTTGCTTCTTTGAGGATAATCCAGTATGTATAAAATTTGCATGTTGTGAAGGTGTACGCTCAGATGGAAAATCGGTAATTTTTAAAGAAGTTAAGGAGTAAAGCGTATGAATGGATTATTATCAATAATTGGAATGAAAACTGAAATGGAGTATCAAATGAGTGATTTCTCTTTTGGTTCTCCACGTATTAGATTTAATGTTCCGAAAGGCAACATTCCATCCGACAAACAGAAGTGCCAGCCAAAGGAACAGCATGAGTTCACCATCAAGGGTGTTAAGATTATGGCAGCTTCAAAGAAAGATGCTATTAAGAAGTTTAATCATCGTAAAAAATAAAGAGATATGTTATACGAAGCAAAACAAGGTACAAAGGCTTATGAATACATTAAGAGTATTCTCGATGCAGAATTTGAAGAGCATCAAGCCTACATGAAACGAGTAGAAGAAGCCGTAGGTTTCAAATTTGAAAAATATCAGGGCTATCAGCCTAACAGTACTCTCACAAGAGTGTACGAGATTACTGCTATATGGGTTCCTTCTGAGCGTTACGATACGCTAGATAAGAAGGTGTGGAAGAAGATAGACGGTGTAAAATTGGAGGATGGTTACTATGTAGCTATTACGCCTAATAAGCGATATAAGCAAGGCAAGGTAATAGCCTCCGTTCTTCTCTCCTATAAATCCGTTGCTAACCATTTCGAGGTAATGGAGGAACTGAATATAGAAGTCTCTCTAGCTAGACGTTTCTCTACTACTCAGCTCCTTCGTCACAAAGACCGTATTTTCGTTTACTTTGATAACAGCATCCGAGCCGAGAAGCAAAATCAAGACTTCGTGGAAATCACGATAGGTGAATATGAGGATTTCGTTAATAAAAAGGACTAAGCTATGGATAAGTTAGAATATATTCCAGGAGATTTGGTAATGACAAACGGAGTACCGCTAGGTACTGCCAAAGATGTTGTTTACCGAGTAACATCATCAGACCCATCAAAGACTTTGGAGTTGGACGATGGAACGGTTCTTAAAGGTGTTGCCTGCTTAGAGAACATCGAAGGTGCGGAATTAGGAGATAAAGGCTATCTCTTAGGCGACTGCTGTGCTTGGGTTAAGGATATTGTACCAATTCCTGTTACTTCAGAGATTCTAAAGAAAAATGGATGGAAGAAAGAAATGTATCATGATTGGCGGTATTACATTCCACTAGAAAGAACTCTTTTATATATATCTATAGGTGTAGATAGAGATAGAGATGGTGCGTTCGAGGTGTGTGTTGGTCTAAACATGAGTCACATCACTTACATTAGCTTTGTCCATCAACTCCAGCACCTTCTCTTCGGTCTGAGAATTAACTCAAAAATGGAGGTGTAGGTATGGCATTAGAAGTTGTAGTTTTAGATAAGGATGAGTATAAGGCACTTATTGATAATCAAGCTGACGAAGATGAATTAGAGTATTTGAAAGCTTGCCAATATGCTTTAGAGTCCTTTAATAGAGTAAGAGGCTTATGCCCTAAGTGTAAAAAGTCCGTTATAATTGACGGGTGGGTATGTCCTTGTTGCGGATATGATTCAGGTAGTGAAGAATTATATAAATATGGTGATTAATTGCCTTCGGGCATAAAAATATGATAGTATGCTTATAAGTGAATTTATTCAACAGCTTCAAGATGTTTACGATGAAGAGGGTGATATGGAAATTGCCATCAAGATAGATGATAACGACTTAGGTTCTGAACCTATTGTTGTGAAATCTACTATTTATGAACAACTTTATATAGTTAAATCCTAACCGCCTTTGAGGCATAAATAGAAGTAATATGAAACATAAGTTTACGGTTGTCATTGAATCTAATGATGATTCAGAGGACAGAGAAGTAGTTAAGGATTGCCTGCAAGACTGGCTTGAAATGAATTGTGGGCAAGAAAAGGACTTGGGCGGCTATCCAGATTGGAAGTCAGCAGAAGTTGAGTAACTAACCGCCTACGGGCACAAATTTAAAAATATGACAGAAATAGAATTATACAACGAATTACAGAATGTAGAAGGTTGTTTAAAGATTGCGGATTCACAAATAACAGAGATTCGCAAAAAGAAGAATAAGATAATGAACGACTTTCTAAGTTTGTTACCTTTTCAGGAAGGTGACAAGGTGAAAGATAAAAATGGCAATATCTTTATCATAGAATGTCTAAAAAGTGCAATGTCTCTTGGCAAGAATGAAATCAAGGTTCATTTTTTTATCCGAAAAATAAAGAAAAACGGAGAACCTTACAAAGACGTAAACAAAGCTTGGGGAATTGATTATTTTTCCCTTGAGAAAGTAGTAGAGTAATAACCATCCGCAAGGATATAAATAGATAGAAATATGAATATAGACAAATTAGAAAGAGCAAATATCTTAGCCAAGAGTTTAATTCCTAAAGTAGATGAACTCTTAAATATGTCTTCAAAATCAAGCAGTGGTAGACTTGCTGATGCTATTTGGGGACTTTCAGAATGTGATGAGGAGTTTAAAACCAAACTCAAACAGCTTCTGAATGAAACAAAACAGAGATTTCAGAAAGAGTTTGATGAACTTTAGTAAAACTAATCATCCATTATGGGATTAAATATAAGTAATTATGAAAAAGTATATTGGTACAAAGGTCATAAAGGCAGAACCTATGACTGTTACAGAAGCACAAGTGCTTGGTGTAGAAAATAAACCAAAAGAAGTTTCTCCAATATGGGCATCTGTCAAGGACAAACTTCCACCTGTGGGAGAAGAAGCCGTTGTCCTTACTACTGAAGGAGGGATATGCTTTGGGCATATAGTAGATAAAAAAATAGCCAAAGACTACAACGGATGGAATATTCCCAATGTAGAATACTGGCTTCCATTCGTCGACCCAAAAGATAAATGATTATGGATTGGATAGATACAGAACATAAGGCACGCAAGCCACACAAATGTTATATGTGCGGTTGTATGATTGAAGTAGGAACAAAATATATCCGTCAGTTTAATACTGAATATAGGTCAGCAATCTGTATGCACAAGGAATGCCATGAACTCCTAAGTCACGAAGGCTTTTATAATGAAGACGACTATGGAACAGATGATGACTTCTTTCATAATGCTATCTTTGATTACGTCAATGAGCACCATTTGTCCGATAATGGCGAAGCATTTGACGAAGGCTGGGATGGCGATAACTTTCACTTAGTAAAAATGATTTTAAAAGAATTGGAGGAATAAACATGCCACAACAAACGAATATTCACAATTTTCAAAATTTAGATTTGAATACTTTGAAAGAAGCACTTCAAAATGGTTATCAACATACAGACTTTGATGCTGCAATGAGAAAGTTTGACAACAAAGAAAGCTTCGATGCTGATATACCTCGTATCCTCAACAGAAAAGAGCGTAGGAGATTAAAAGCAATTACGAAAAGAAAGGGACTAAGCAATGAGCAAAGAAAAGGCGATAGTTCACATTAATAATGTTTCCAAGATTATTGGCTCAAAAAGAATAAAATTGAGTGAAGGTATGGCAATTCATATTCAAAATGAGTTAGTCTTGGCACTTAAAGAGTTGGAGGATTGATATGAAAATCTTGAAGCGATTAGTATATGTGTTACTTATGATTCCTATATGTACTATAGTATTCGTAATTGAAAGTTCTTTGTTGCCTTTAATCATACCAGCAATATGGGTAATAACAGGAAGTACTATATTACGAGTGAAAGAAACTAAAGGATGTAAATCATTCTATGTATACACTATTACTCAGATAGTGTATTATAGTATGGATAAGTATTTAACTAAACTATTAAAGTTATGACAAGAGAAGAATTACAAAATAAACTTGGCGATGCTATCTGTGAGTATTGTAACAAGAACATTATCTCAGAATATAACATCGGCATAGGTGGGCTTTGCGAAGGTCAGTATTGTGAGGAAGCACAAGATGGCTACGCAGCAGAAAATAACATAGAGTTGGAGGATTAAGTATGACAGAAGAAATTTATAACAAAGCTACATGCTTAAGAAGTATTATTGAAAAAGAAAAGAAAGTTCTTAAGTATTGGAAGGATGCAATAGATGCACCAGAAGAAACCATCACATTGTCTGATGGACTAAGCAATTGGAGAGAAAGAACTTCCATTTTTATGTTTATATCTTTTAAAGAATTGAAAGATATGGCTATTGAGAGACTTACAAAGAGTTTAGAACAACATCAAAAAATGTATGAAGAATTATAATGGAGGACTAAATTATGGACAGAAATCAAGCTAAAGAATTTTATCCTATCCTACAAGCCTACGCAGAAGGAAGGGTAATTGAGTGTAGAACCAAACCAAGTGCATTAAGCAAAAGTTGGCAAGATATGAATGAATGGACGGAAATGAAAGAGCTTGAGTATTGGAACAATATCGAGTATCGAATCAAACAACAAAGCGAAGCAAAGTTCCGACCATTCAACACCGAAGAAGAATGCTGGCAAGAAATAAGAAAACATGAGCCGTTCATTAAATACAAGGTCATAGAAAGCAGTAAGGACGTTTATCTCATTATTCAAAGAATAAAGACAGACGGAATCGAAACAGATGTTGAGCGTCTTGATTTTGAAACGGCTTTTGAATGGTTCACCTTTGCCGACGGCGTTCCCTTCGGTGTAAAAGTGGAGGAATAGTTATGGCATGGGTATGTGTAGGATTTAATGGCGAAGAAAGAGTTTGCCAAAGTAAACCAACAAGATATGGTGATAGATATTGGATGATGAATCCAATCTGTAATGATTCTGTTAGTCTTCCCAAAGGAACTATCAAGAAACTCATCGGAAGAGAATTATCTTGGAGCGATGAGCCAGTAGAACTTAAAGAAGAATAGCTTATGTATAGACCAATTACAATGTATCAGATTGTTTGCGATAGATGCGGAGGAGTATTTGGCGGTACAGATACTTGCTCTGCACTATTCTACGACAAAAGTACCGATATTGAAGACTTCTCAAACTGGAAGATGATTGATGGTAAACACTATTGTCCTGTGTGCGATGGGGTGAGGTCATTAATGGAGTGTATACCTTTAAAGAAAAAATAGTTATGGCAATATATAGAATAGTAGATATGTATCGTAAAAGCAGGGCTGTTAAAGGCATACATTACGATTCTCAGGATAATCCAATACTTGCTTATCGTGTAGATAAGAGACATTCGTTGTTATTTGGACTTATCCATTATTGGGACTATGGCGCATATAACCTTTGCCCAGACTATTTGTTTTCTTCGATAGATAAAGCAGAAGAAGCTATATTGAAGGTTGATAAAAGTAGAAGAGTAACAATTATTTTATATAAGTAGCTTATGAAAATTAAAGATATTAAGTTCAAGGCTAAACGTCTTGACGGAAAAGGATGGGTTTGCGGATATTTCTACGAAGAGAATGATAATACATACATCATTGAGAATCGTCAGAAAGAAAGCAAGTTAAACAGAAATCTTACTTATCAGGTTGACCCTTCTACAGTCTGTCAGTTCACAGGGTTGAAAGATTGTGAAGGTAAAGAATTGTTTGAACACGACCTAATACATTTTGTAGGGTTTACCCATACTGCCGAAGTGATTTGGTCGGAAGGTAACTATGCTTTTATGGTAGTCAGCGAGAATAAACATTCTTATTGGCTTCACAATGTTATAAAAGTTTGTAGAATAGAAAGAATTGGCAATAAATTCGATAAAAAGAAGTAGCGTATGGAAAGACAAATAACAATTAGCATAGAAGAGTATAACAAGCTCATTGATATGCACACGAAAAGAGAGGAACTTCCCGAAAAGATAGAAGTAAAGAAGTTCACATCAAGGTGGTGGAAATGGCTCAAAAGAGCATCGTATTCACTCTTTCACTACAACAAAAATGTTGAGCAACAGAAGCTTATCAAGCGTTGTATCAATGAAATGTCAAGTGTTTTACTCGATAATCTGTATGGTTATTGGAGAGGTGATTTGTCTGATTATCTGAAAGATAGAGGCAATTTAAAGTATTTTATGAGAGGTTACGAAAATGATGCCTATAATAGCGTAATGGAATGGTTAGATAAAAAGAAGTAGCGTATGGAAAATAATATGTTTGAAGATATTGTTGCCGAAGGCAATATAGTTGTGATAGATAATTATTGGATTGTGTTATGTAAGCGTTGGAGACCAGAGTGTTACAATCTCTTCTGCTATCTTTATCTTCACAAGGAAGATAAGAATTTAATGGTAGGCTCTCATTTTACGATGACCGAGGATAAAAAGAAATCTACTCGGTTGGCTACCAACGAGGAGCGTCTTATGCTTTTTGAAGAAATGTTCAAGTATGGAATTACTTTCGATAAGCACGAACATCGTTTGATTGGAATGTTAGTTGGTGTATGAAGATTAAAAAGATATAAGAAATGAAGAAGGAAACTAGACTAAAGGTATATCGTATGTATGATGGTCATTGTGCCTATTGTGGCAGGACTATAGAGTACAAGGATATGCAAGTAGACCATATTGTTCCCAAAAACAGAGGAATGTATTCCAGATGGGATGAGAAACAAGGCAAGTTCGCAGTAACTCAAGGCGAGGATAGCTTAGAGAACTATATGCCATCTTGCCGTGCTTGTAACTTCCGTAAGAGGGATATGACCTTAGAACAGTTCAGAGCAGAAATAAAGAGGCAGGCGGTTGGCTTGCTAAGTGGCGCTGCCAAGTTCCAGGTGAAGATGAGTATTGTCTATGGTCTTATTATTCCTCAGTTCGACAAGAAGGTAGTGTTTTATTTTGAGAAAGTTAAACGTAAAGATTAAGAGATATGAATGAGTTTACAAAGATTTTCGCAAAGACAATAGAAGATGAAGCTATCAAACAGATAGAAACCCTATCTAATAGCGAGGCTTACAATAGTTGTAAAATAAGAATAATGCCAGATTGCCATGCAGGTAAAGGATGCACTATTGGCACGGTAATAGAGCTTGATAACAGAGTAGTTCCTAACACTGTTGGAGTAGATATAGGCTGCGGCATGAAAGTCGTAAGACTTGGTAAAGTTGATATTGACTTGCAGAAATTTGATGAAGCAGTCAATAAGTTGATTCCGTCTGGTTTTAATGTCAACGAGGGAGAAGTATCAGCCTACATAAACGGATTGGTTGATGGTTGTATGTTTGGCAAATTCCGTGCTTGGGATTGTCTTGACAGCATGGAAATAGTATATCGTTCTGTTGGAAGTCTTGGCGGTGGCAATCACTTTATTGAGTTAGATGCAAATGAAGAAGGAGAGAAGTTTCTTGTGATACATACAGGAAGTAGAAACCTTGGTGTTAGGGTATGCAACTATTACCAAAAACTTGCCTACGAGTATTGTCGTAAGAAAATAGCTGATAAGTCTGAGGTTATTGCCAAGCTAAAAAGCGAAGGCAGAGAAAATGAGATACAGAGTGTTATTAAGTCATTAGGTACTAAAAATATAAGCAAGGAACTTTCTTACTTGGAGGGCGATTTGCTTGATGATTACTTAAATGATATGCGTATAGTTCAGAAGTATGCCGAGCATAATAGAAGAATTATAGCTAACAGACTCGTCAATGCTTTAGGTGTAGATATTGATGCTAATTCAGATAAGTATTCTTTTACAACCATTCACAACTATATAGATACAGACAAGGGTATATTGCGAAAGGGAGCTATCAGTGCAAAAAAGGATGAGGTAGTCATTATCCCAATGAATATGCGTGATGGTTCTCTTATCTGCAAGGGAAAAGGTAACAAAGATTGGCTATGCTCTGCCCCTCATGGCGCAGGTAGATTAATGTCTCGTACACAGGCAAAGAAAGAGTTATCTATGGATTCTTACAAGAATGAAATGAATGGTATTTATTCCACATCAGTTTGTGAAGAAACCATTGATGAAGCACCTATGGCATACAAGCCAACCGAAGAGATTGTTGAGTTAATCAAACCTACGGTTGATGTCATTGATGTCATTAAGCCAATTTACAACTTTAAAGCAAAATCATAATGAGCAAGCAAACATTTGACTTCTCGGAGGCTCTGAGAAGAATGAAGGAAGGAAAGAAAGTGAGAAGGGGAATCTGGAAAGAATGTGGAGCTTATATCCATATTGTCTCTAAGACTATCATAGCTGTATGCGATGAAAAATTCTTTCCTTGTGTTTTCAAAGATTCTGAGGATATTCTCGCAACAGACTGGGAGGAGGTGTAAGGATGGAAAAGAAAGTATTGACCCTCACCGTCAGCAAGCAATGGTTCGACATGATTGCGGACGGAAGAAAGAATGAAGAGTATCGGACAATAAAAGGATATTGGGTAAAACGCCTTTTCTTATTATGGAATGAAGATACTTGTACCAACGAGAAGATACCCACTCATTGCGTTAAAAACTGGGATAGTATTAGCCCCGAAATGGCTAACTATTGCATCAATAGTCCATATTACAAGGCTATTCCTTACACCCACGTTCTCTTCATAAACGGCTACCGCAAGGATAGTCCACGAATTGAGAAGGAGATTGAGAGTATCACCATCGGCAAGCCTAAAAAAGGTCTTTGCCCCGATAAGTGGCTTGATACTGAGTTTTTTATCATTAAATTTAAGTAGCGTATGACAAACGAGGAATTTTGTAAGGCTCATCTAGGTGAGCGAGTTCTTTATAAAGGTAAGGACATTGGGGCATATGTGGCAGGGTATCTTGATAAGAAATATATCATCTTAGGATTTGATAACTTTGATGGTTGTATTTCTACCTTTACTCCAAGAGTATGTACGTATGTAAAAATATACAATTCATACCGATTCGCAAAGTTGAAGTATTTGGAAGTAATAGAATAATAAGAAAGGGTAGGGCGAAAGCTCTACCCCTTCTTGTTGTATAGAACATAATCAATAACCTTTCGATTGGCTTCATCAATCCGTTGTTGGTCTTTTCGTACATATATAGAGGTTATTCTATGGCTATTCTTATGCCCAAGGCAGTCTGCAATAATATCCATACTGATACCAATCTCATAAGCAATAGTAGCAAAGGTATGTCTTGCCCAATAAGTAGTTACTTCGGGTATTCCTATACTTTTGCAGATTTTGCTAAGACATCTATTGTTGGCTTGGTCAAAGCTTAGATACGATGCTTTTCTATCGAATTGCTTTATCAGATGCTCTTTCCCTCTATATCGTTCAATAATCTCCATAGCCTCAGGTTCTACCTTTATATTATATAGCGTTCCTGTTTTTGAGCGGCGATAGGAGATTCTGCCGTTTTCTATTTTTTCTAATTTCGATAGGTCTTTAACATTGATACCCATTAGATAGAAGATAAGAAAGAACATATCACGATGTTTAGAGCGGATAGGTGATAACTTTGCATCATGCAATTTTCTTAACTGTTCAACAGTTAATGAGCGTTTCCTTGTTTCTTCTGATTTAATACTATACATATTAAAAACATATTCTTTAAGGACACCTTTTTTGCGAGCATAGTTTAAGATGGTTCGGACAATCCTTAATCTCATAGCAATGGTGTTTTTGCAATTTTTTATCTTTAGAAAATCAACGAAATCATCCAACCAGTCTATATCTATATCTTCAACCCTTAATGTATCATAATCACAGAAATCTTTTATTCTGTTTTCTGCTGCGATATATATGCGTTTAGTTCCCTCACTTTCTTTCTTGGATAGAAATTCTGCCATCTGTGTTTTGAAAAGATGATTCTCGTAATCGGTTTTATCTTCTTCGTTAGACAGATAAAGTGATAGCTTCTTATTAGAGAAGTAGCGCAGTTTGCCTTCTTCTTGCAACTGCACTATCTTATCATTGAGAAGGGAAATCCTTTTCATAAGCTTCATATTGATAACTCTCTGTTCGGGTATTCCTTTCACCTTCTCATTCTTAGCATCCCATTCATCTTCTTTCAGCTCATAGCCTGTGGGAATATAAATGGCACTATCTTTCCTTGCCACTTTGAACTTCAAAGGGAATCTGCCGCTATTCAATCGCCTCCTTTTATCCAACTTAATTGAAATCTTAATCAT